TGGCCACCAGGTAATGGCCCTCCTTGTCGATGGGGGTCTCCTCGTCCACCAAGCTGGCCGTCTCCATCTGGACGTCCATGTGGTTCAAGACGATGGTACGGATGCCCTCTTTGCGGTCGGCCAGTAATTTGAACACCTGATCGAGCACCAGGCGCTCACCCATCAAGCTGGTGAGCTGAGCGGGCTCCAGGGTAGAGCGGGCCTGAGGGCAGACGCCGCCGTAGACTTCCATAAAGCGGATAATGGCGGCGCGGTCGGCATCGGTCAGCTCAACCGCCAGGGCTATCTTGGCAGGCTTTTCCTGCTTCTGAGGACGGACGTAACCGAGCAGGACTTCACCCAGGGTCTTGCCCTTGGCGATGGCCGCGGATACGGGGGACAGCTTGGCATCTTTCTTGGGATCACTCATGTCATCACGGTACCACATACCAGTGACCAAAACCAACCACCATCAAAAGGGCACTCGCGCGCCCTTTTGAAACTGACGGGTCTGACGGGTGTTTGTTCGATCAGCCCAGTACCCGTCAGTACCGTCAGTTTCAAAGGCCTCGCGCGGGGCCTTTGAATGACTGTCCAATCTGGACAGTGAAACCGACCCCTCGCGTGGGGTCGGTTTCATTCCTGGAAGAAAGCCCGGACATCATCCAGGCTTTGGGTGCGCCGGGCCGGGGGCAGCTTAGCCGCCATGGAGGCGCCCCAGGTCTTGAGCAGGCGGGAGTCCAGACAGGCGAAGACACCCCGGTCACTAATGGTCCGTATGAGGCGTCCATACGCCTGCTCCAGGGCCATCTGAGTGAAGGGCACCATGTACCGGTTGAAGTCAGCCCGGTTGCCGTAGCGCAGGTTGTACAACTCACAGGTGGCCTCTACCACGGGGTCAGAGGGAGTGGGGAAGGGCAGCTTGTCCAGCACTACCAAAGACAGGGCCTCACCCTGGATGTCGATCCCGGTGAAGAAGGTCTTGGTGGCGAACAGCACGCTATGGGTGTCGGCCTTGAAAGCGTCCACCAGGCGGGGGGTGGGCATGTCGCCTTGCTTGTAGACCGTCCAGGGCAGGGAACCAGCGATCTCGTTGTAGACCCGGTTCATCTGGCGGATGGAGGTGAACAGCACCAGGGCGCGCCCCCGGCTGGCCTGGACCAGGGCTTGGACCTGGGCACCCAGGGCTGCCTCCCACTCCCGGGCAGTGGCACCGCTAGGGGAGGGCAACTGGGGGATGTAGGTCAGGGCCTGATTGGGGTAGTCGAAGTTGGTACCCACATCCAGGCCCCGGTAGCCGTCGCCATTGGTAAACCCCAACCGCCCGGCTACGAAGTCGAACTTGCCCCCCGGGGCTACGGTGGCGGAGGCCCCGATCAGCACTCGGTTCTTGAACAGGCTCTGTTGCAGGAAGGGGCCTACCTCGATGGGCTGGGACCGGACCACCAAGTACTTGCGCCCATCCCGGGCATGGGTGGCCCATTCCACCCAGCGCACCGTGGTGGTGAACTCGTCGCGGATGAGGCCGTCAAACTTGATGGCCAGGTTCTGGGCCCGGTTCTTCAACATCCGGTAACGCTTGGCGTCATCTTCATCCAGGGGCAGGGGCAGGTCTTCAACCGCCTTGGCGTAGGCCCACAGGGCGCCCGACAGGTTCACCCACTCGTCTTCGGACTTGACGATGACATCGGGGGTGATGCGCAGTTTCTCTTCCTTCTCGGGCATCTGAGAGGTCAGCGCCAGCCAGTACAACCCGGTGGCCTCGGTCAGGCTTTGAGAGACCGCCTTGAGGCTGATGCCCGCATAAGCCTTGGTGATGAAGTTGTGCACCCGGGCCTGGAGGGTCTTCACGGAGAACTCACTGAAGTAGGTCTCAAAAGCGCCAATGGCGTAGTCGGGCAGCTCGTGCACCTCATCGCAGACCAGGACGTGGTACTCACCCAGCAGGGCGTTGAACTCAGAGGCGGCGTCACTGGCCAGTAGGGCGTGGTTGACCACCACTACCTTAGCCAAGGCGGCAAGAGAACGAGCATGGTTGACCCAGCACCCTCTCAGGTTCTTGCACCCCAGCTCGCTGCAATCATCGGCTTCGCTGCACACCTTGGACCACAGGGCGTCGGGGATGTCGAAGCTGAAATCGCTACGGACCCCGCTGAAACCTTCGGTACCGGCTTCGGCTTCCTCCAACATACGGGCCACCAAGGGCTCTTCCACCAGGACCAGCTGGGCCCGCCATTTACAGAAGTAGTTGCTGCGCCCCTGGAGCAAGGCGTAGGGGATATGGACCCCCAAGTACTTAGCCAAGAAGGGAAGGTCTTTGTTGATGTACTGGAGCTGTAGGGCCTTGGTGGCCGTGCTCACTATGACCCGTTTCCCGGCCAGGATGGCAGGGATCATGAGGGCCAGGGATTTGCCCGTCCCGGTACCGGCCTGGAGCAGGAGGTGCTCCCTGATAGCCAGGGCAGCCTCGACGGCGGCGGCGGCACGCTGTTGGGTGATGCGGGGGGCATAGCCCGGTAGCTCCAGGGCCAACATGGCCTCCGCCTGTTCAAAGTTGGTGGGTACTGTGCTCATGTCCCTTACTATACACCTTCCGTCGAACCTTGTTATGTCGGGGTAACAAAAAACGGGGGAGGAGTACGAGACCCCTCCCCCACTCTATTTAGCTGCTGGCCTGGCGGGGGCTGGCCGTCGCCTTGGTAGTGGTCTTCTTGGCCTTGGTGATGGGGACCACCTTCTTGCGCTCCTTCAGGGCGGCTGCCTTGGTCTCGACGCTACGCAGGTAGGGGACCACCCGATCGGGGGTAAAGGTACGGGTGGCGCCATTGTTGGGGTCGGTCACCGAGATGCCGGTCACCCTGGTCTTGCGGGTACCGGCGTCATCATCCACGGTGACGGTGCCGTGGAAGGTCTTGACCAGGGAATCGTAGCCATCCCGGCCCCCCTTCTTGGTTGGCAGGATGCGGACAGGGTGGCCTACCTTGATGATGTGGCCACGGTAGTTGATCTGCTCGGGGTTTACCTTGTGCTCAGTCATAGTGCTCCTATGGTAGTTGGTGGGCATGACGGTTATGGGGTCAATTCACAGTGTGGATATCTCTGTGGATAAGCCCGGGTGGGTAAAAACTGTTGACGGATAAGGGGAATCTCTTGACAGGGCCTATGGGCCGAGCGTAGGCTCCAGGCCCGGAGAACGGAACACTCCGACCAAAAAAAGAAGCGAGGCACCAAATGGCACCTCGCTCCCATTCACCAGGGTCCAGCAAGACCCAACCACAAATCCCCTTCTCCAAGAAGGTGGATGGGAGCGACAATACCACGCCAGGCGTGATGACACAAGCGGGTCTTGTCGAAGTCTGAGGGGTCACCCGATATCGAAACTGGGGTATGACTCCGGGAGCCGCTCTCCGACCCTGTAGGGAAGGGAGCCCGGAATCATTTACGACGCGTTGGTGTGCGATATCACTGGAGGGTGGCACGGCTAAACCATAATGCCGTGTTGGATAGTACAAGACCTGCCTTACAGAGACTTCGCGATAAGACGCTCTTGTACCCGTTCCCCCTAACCCCAAACGATGGGTACAAGGTAAGGACGCGGGCACAGGGAGAACAGGGTGAAAAAGGGAAAAACCAAGAACAAGTTTGTGGAGGCTTACAAGGACACCTTCCGGTTGAGCACTAAACAACGACCACCTGAATGTCGGCCTCAGCATATGTACTACCCGTGGGAGAGGAAACCCGGGACCGAAGACCAATGGCGACGACAGTGTGTGCGGTGCAGTACCTGGCAGTTTTACCATGGGCCTGACCATCCGACCAAAGCAATGAACCAGCTGAAGACCGAACTGCGGCCTACCACCACCAAGTCTGGCCCTGTCACCAAGCGAAAGATGACCGCCGAAGAGCTGGCGGCGATAAAGACCAGTCATCATTCAGGGACCCGTTGACTGGTGTAGATCTTCTTCCAGTTGACGGGTTGGAAGGACGACACATCCGCCCCAGGGTCATCGCGCTGTACGGGGCCTTCGGTGGGGCCTTCCCAGGTTTCGTCTATCTGGTCCTGGGTACCCCGCTCCTCATAGCTGAACCCGAAGGGCAGGTCCCCGTCAAAGGCGAACAGGTGGTACTCATTGGAGGTGTCGACCACCCGGGACTCGGCGGGGTACAGCTCTACTGCCTCCCACTCCGGGCCCGCCAGTTGGTTCTTGATGCGCTGGCCTATACGCCAATCACGGACAGGGGCCCGGTCCCTACGGTGGTAGCTGATGTGCTTGACGCCCTCCTTGACGTCGTACACCCCGGCACTGACCAAGGTGTTGCCCCATATGGTGGGTTTGGCCCCATCTTGCTTGAGAGGCTCCCAGCGCTCGCTCTGCGCCCCCTCCCCGGCGATCAGGCTATCTACCAGCCGGGAGAAGTCCACCCGGAGCAGGACGCCCTCTGGAGCCTCTGGAGGGAACATCTTGAGGAACAGGGCGGGACGCTCATCGTCCCCTTCGGTCACCGCTACCGCGAACGTGACCCCGGCAGAGCTGGAGCCCGTGGCCACCGGTTTGATGTCGTTGGGGGTACGGCTAACTTTCTTGAAGGACAGGTAGGCGTTCACGGGGACCATACTACCAGCCCCTAGTAAAGGGTGTTACGTCAGGGTGACAAAGAACTCACAAAAGCCCTGGATAGGTTTGAAGGTGACCTGGGCTTTTACCGGCCCCAAAAATTTTTCAGGGGGTTCTGTCCCTCTAGGGCCTATGGCTGCCTAGAACTGGCCAGGATGTACTTGCGGGCGGCGGCACTGAGCCCGCTACCGTCCTCGTTGCCTAAGGCCTCGCTCCATTCCTGGCGGTTGGCCACCAGCTTGGCGATGCCGTACTCCACCGTGCCCCGGGTGACCATGGAGGTGAAGTAGATCTGCCGATGGGCCGAGTCCAGTCGATCGATACGGGACCGGCGCTGACGGGCTACCTCGTCGGTCAGGGGCAGCTCGTAGTCGATGGCCCACTTACCGGCGGGGAGGTTTATGCCCCGCGCCCCGGCATCGGAGCTGAGGTAGACCTGGGCGTCCCCGGCGTTGAAAGCGTCCCGCGCCCGCTCGCGCTCCTTAGGTGTCAGGTCACCGTGGTTCAAGACCACGGAAAACCCTTCTGCTACCAGGCGTTCGTGGACTAAGGGCAGTATGGCCTGAGCAAAGAAAGTGAAGGAGACGACCTGGTCGCTACCTACCGACCGCAGCTTGTTGACAAAGGCGTCCAACTTGGTGGTGGGCAACGCGGCCAGGCCGTCCCGGCCCACAATACGCACAATATCCGCCGCCATGGCCCCCCCGGAGCGGGTCAGGGCCAGTGGATGGCCCACCACCAGGCGCATCAGCCCCCACAAAGCGTCCTGGTCGGCCTGGTTAGCGGCGTACTGGGCGTAAATGGCCTGGTAGAAATCCTGCTCAATGGGGGTGGGGTCGACAAAGGTGTAGCCCGGGGTGCCCGGGGGCTGGGCTACAAAAGTAGGGAAGTACCGGGCTACTTCAGGCTCCGCCCGGGACCGGTACACCACCAGGCCCCCCAGCTTCTCGGACAGGGGGGTGACCCAGGGCTCGTCCGATTTGTCCAGGTTTTTGAACGTTTTGGGCTTTTCGTACGCATCCGTGGTAGCTACGTAATCGCGGGTAAAGTCCTCCACCCGCCCAGCCCGGCCCGGGTCCAGCAGGCGGCACACGTTGAAGTAGCCCATGGGGTCCCGCACCATGGGCGTGGCCGACAGGGGCCAGCACCAATAATCGTGGGAATGCTTGAGGAGTTCGCGCCGGGCCTGCTCGTGGGCCTTGTACATCCAGCTGGTACGGCTAGCCCCCATCTTGGCCGTGCCTTCGTCCTGGATGATGAGCACCCGTTTGCCCAGGAGAGCGTCCAGCAGCGGCCCGTTAGCCACCCGGGCTGCCCGTGCCTTGGTCCGAGAGGCCCCTGTACGCCCGTAGGAGGGCCGGGGGCCGTCTGAGCCTACCTTGACCGCCAGGTCGCCTCTCAGCGTCTCGTAGACGCCCACAAGCACCTTAGGCAGATTTTCCCTGATCCTGGCCCTCTTGGCCACAGTGCCTTCGTACCGGACGGGGACCAGGGTGGTGAACCGGGACACGTCGGTTTCCCATTCTATTAGCTTGGAAACTTCGCACTCGATGATGGCGTGGTCGATCTTGTCGTCCTCAAACAACAGGGCCATGGCAGCCAGGGAGCAGGCCGTCTTGCCGCCCCCGGTGGTGACGCCCAGGATGAGAGCCCGCGACAGAGCGGCCAAGGCAGCCGTGTCAAGCTGAAAAGGCTTTAGTTCAAACGGGAATTTGAGTAGCTCGTTACCCAACGGGGTCTAACTTGGTGCCGAGCGTAAAGGCAAACCGGCAATCGGCTGGGTAATAGACCTCAGGAAAGGTCCACACCAGGTCGCCGTCCATCAGCAGGCCCACCTGGCCGCACCACGGCTCGGTTAGGCTCACCAGGCTGGTGAAGCGGGTGCCGTCTTCGGTAGGTTCAAGTTGGGCCGGTACCACCCGGTCAGCGACCTGAAATGCCCAGATATGGGGGTGATGGGCATTGACCAGGATGGCCAGTACCATTTGCGCTCGGGCCAGTTCGCGCATGTCCATGTGCATTATCGTACATGAAACTGTCCCCATTTCAAGGCATATCCAAACCGGGTCAGCTGTAGCGCCGCGCCCCGGATGTTTTGTAGGTGACCCAGATAGTCCCATTACCAAAGTTTGGGTTGGTCGAATAACTGATACCGGTAGCGCCATTACCAGCCCAAGAGGAGCCCCCACCACCACCGGACCATTCGTTGGTGTTCCAAGCCCCAGAGGCATGGTAGATCGAGTAAGACCCGGCCCCGCCCCCGGCGTAACCGCCGCCCCCACCCCCACCACCGGCATAGGGATAAGCCTGACCACCGTTGACAGCACCTATAGCACCTCCGACCGAACCGGAAGGAGCCTGGCCCGAAGTGCCCCCGCTGGGCTGGGTACTCTGCCAGGTACCCCCGGCCCCACCAGCACCCTGAGTAGCGCCACCACCACCATTGGAAGCAGCACTACCAAAGGACTGGCCCGCACCTGCGGCACCGCTTGGGTTGCCCCCGGCCCCGCCTCCTATCACCTGGTTGTAATAAGGCGAACTTACGTTCATCTGAATATAAGTGACAACGACTTGCCCACTGGTCACCGACCCAGCCGTGCCATAGCTGATGCTGCTGGCCCCGTTACCGGCCCAAGATGAGCCCCCACCGCCACCGCAGAAGGTAGCCGTATTGTAATACCCACCGGCCCCGCCCCCGGCATAACCGGCCCCACCTCCACCATTCGGGCCACTATACGCTATCGGTTGAAGAGTGTCGGGACCACCGGCCAGGCCCCCATTTACAGACCCCACCGCCCCACCCACGATCCCGTACCCAGTGGGGTTACTGTTCGGGTAAGCACCGGCCCCACCCGCGCTCTGGGTTCCCCCACCCCCACCGTTGCCACCGGGGCTAAGACCTGTTGCACCGTTCGGGTTACCCCCGGCCCCTCCTCCGTAATAAGCGTTAGCGGGACCGCCTCCTCCCGACCCTCCCCCCGCGCCTGCTTCCATTACCAATGTGCCGTTCAACAGGACACCGGTAGAAGAACCCCCTGAGGACCCGCCATAATTCGGGTACCCACCTTCGTGGTACCCGAAGGGTGCATAGTTGTTGACCCCGCCAGCATTGCCACCGCCAGCGCCTTGGCCACCTACGTACACGGTGAGGGTATTACCGGCACTGGCACTAAATACCGCCTGCACAACTCCACCTACGCCACCATAAGCGGGACCAATACTACTATTAGCTACGCCGCCACCGCCACCACCAGTAGCGGCGATAGTGATCGTACTGCTCGATATAGCCGGTAGCGTCCAAGACTGCACCCCGCCTGTATAACCGAAAGTCTGGTTAACACTGAACTCCTGCACGGCATAGAGCCAACCCTGGCCCCCACCACCCCCGGCCTCGCCTATCAGGGTGCCACCAGAGGTAGTTAGGGCCGATGAACCACCCCCGAACCCGATGGTGCCCCAGTTACCACCCTGGCCATAGGTCAGGTTGTTGTTCAGGAGGTCGTAGGGAGCCCCACCTACGTGGTAGCCGTAGGGGTACCCGGCTCCTGAGCTATAGGTGTAGGCCCCACCCTGAGCCCCGACATAGACGTTGAACACTTGGCCTGGAGTAGCTGGGAAGGTAAAGCTGACCGCCCCACCGATACCGCCGCTAGCCCCTCCCCCGGCACCACCCGCGATAGTGACCGTAATGATGTTGTTCTGGATGTTCTGAGGCACGGTAAAGGTCTGCGCCCCACCCGTGTAGTTGTACGTGTCCTGGTATTGAATGACGGTGGTGATGACAGCGCTGGCAATATCAGTGGCCGGGCCTACGGCATCGCTTGTACGGGTGTAATAGGTGGCATGGGCGGTAGCCACATCACTGGCCGTAGTGTTGTTCATCACCAAGGAGTACATCTGCCGGTAAGAACTGACCGTAGCAGTGTCATGGGCCGGGCCCACCGTATCGGTCACCGTCTGGATGTAGACCTTGGAACCCCGAGTGATGATGGGCACACCCTCAGGGAACAGGTTGGTCTGGAGCTGCTGGTAACGAGCAAACCACCACAGCGGTACCGGCCCTCCCTTGGTGGTAAAGAAGGGATCGGACCAAATAGTCTGGTCTGAATCGGAAAAACTCATATTGGGACCGGTCGCCACCGGGGCCACCCGGGGCCGGTCGGTGTGCTGGTACCAGGGCCTGACCTTGATGACATTGACGAACATGTCGGGCCGGTAGATGGTGACCCGCCAATACAGGTTGGTGGAGGGGTTGGGGATGGACACCACCCCGTTGACATTGTTATGGACGAAATTGACCGACCCGGCATTGACCCAATTAGTGTTATCGCTGGAAAAGGCCCACATCATGGAGGGGTCGAACCCACTAGCGGCCTGGACCACCCAGGAAGCGGTCTGCTGAGAAGGGCAATAGGCCCCCGAATGCTGAGCCACTGCCAAGCACAAGAAGGTGGAGGCATTGATGGCCGAGCCCACCTGGTAAGTGAAATATTCCTCGATGGTCTGGCCCGCCATAGTGGCCGTCAGGGGCCACTCCACCAGGACGGTGGGGGCCGTCCCGTTCCCGTTGTACTGGCATAGCTGGAGATAGATCGGGTACTGGGCAAAGAACTCCGGGTTACCGGGCGGCACCGACAGGATGTTGAGCCGTACGGCAAAAGTGATGTACCCGGTCGGAGAAGTCTGGAAGGGGCCGGAAACCAATCCGTTGGCCTGTGGCCCGGTATAGCTGGTGGCGCCCCGGCTAACAACGGGGTTGAGGGTCTGGGAATTGAAGTTGACCACAACGTCGCCCATACCCACGATGTTCCAGTCACTCTGGTCGTTCCAGGTGTAGGTGTTGGTGGGCGAAGTTATGTAACGGCCATTACGGAAAGTATCGAACGGTACGATCTGAGAGGGCGGGGACTGCTGAGTGGCAAACTGGACTTTGGTCACCATAGAAGCCGAGATATAGCTCTTGGAAGTAACCACCGCCGGGGTGGCCAACAGCTCCGCCTGGGGGTTGTTGTTCGGGTAGGGCGGGGTACCGGCTCCCGAATAGATGCCTCCCGTCGTCTGGCAGTTGGCCGAAGCGATCTGGTACTGGTCGTAAAAAAGTTCGTAGTACAAGGCCGTGTCTATGGGACAGGCGGGGTTGCTGCGGTAGGCCACAATGGAGGAAAACCCAGTGAAGAACCCTACCGTGTTGACCGACGCGATGGTGGTGGTGGTGTAGTCGTCCGGGCCACCCAGGGTAGCCGGGGGTGCTCCAAAGGGTTGCCAGTCGATATAACCGTAATTGGCAAAATTGACCTGAAGCGCTTGGGCCAGAGTGGGGTCGTTCGCCACCAGGGCGGCAGAGGCCGAATAGGTCCCTGAGGCAGGAGAAGGGTTGACCACCGGTATGCTCAAAGTGGGCTGGGCCGCAGCCAGGTCAGAGTTGGTGGCTGCCCCCGCCGGTAGTGCCCCTAGGTACCCGGGAGACCCCGTGGTCGGGTTGATAACGTTGCTGCCGAACATCAAGATGTCGGTAGTAATCGGGAAGGGGTTTTGTAAGGGCTCGGCCACCAACCCGCTCATCTCGAACTTCCAGTATTTGGCGGCGATAGGAGGGACCACCATCCAACCCGTCATAAGCATGTACGAGCGGTTCAGCAATATCCAATCGCAGGTGCTCATATCCCCTGTGGTAGTCGGCTCAGTGATAGAGAAATAGAGCGTGCAACCCACTCCCAGATGAGTGGGGACGATAAAGAACCGGTCGATGACCTGAGGGTTGCCAGCGGCATCACGGGTGTCCAGGTACAGGCACACCACGGCGTTGTTCACCGGCTGGGGGAAACAACGCCATTGGTCCAGAGTGCCGTTGTCGATCTCTGGTACCTCACTGTAGACCGAATAGGTGATGGTGTTCCCGGCTACATCGGTCGATGACCCGATAGTCTCCAGCGAAACAGTGCCATTATCAGGCAACTGACTGGCTGAGTCCACTACGTAGTCAAAGGAGAAATCCGTCACTCCCAGCGAGTACAGAGCAGGGAGCCCAGAGGTAGCTGAGAACGGCCCTGTAGGGCCGTTCGGTCCCGGTCGGTACATGATGATCCGGGCCTGGGTAAAACTGATGGGGTTGAACCGGAACCCCACCGAGACCCAGTGACCTTGGCCAAAGTGCTGAGGGTGGGTCTTCGCCCTCAAAGCATCGGTAGGGTTAGGCAGGATATTGGGGACCGAAGTGGTTATCGTCTGGGTGTAATAATTGAGCCACGCCTGGTTGATGGTGTCATAAACCTGAAAAATGGCCGTACAGGGGAAATTGGCCAAGTGGAACGACACCGCATTGACATTGACCGGGGACGAGAACCGGACCTCGATCACCTCTTGAGTGGGGTCGGTATAGGCCCGCGCCGGGGTCGACCAGAACTGGGGGACGTTCTGGGCGGTAATGGTAGAAGCGCCTTGAATGGAAGAGATCGAAGCCCCTGACATGAGGATGTCCGAGACCGTCGAATTATCGGAATTTATCGGGTTGGCCAGAGAATTACCGGGCACCACCATAGTCCCCAATATCGATTCCGAAGCGGGGGCCAAGGCATAAACGGCGCTGTAATTGGTGATCGTCCCATCGGCCCAGGTGACCTGCTCAAAATCACTAGGGGCCAACAGGACCCCACTCTCGTCCTGGGCATAAGACAAAGTCCCCGAAACCCAACCGTTTACCGTCCATACCGCCGCCTGGGACGACCCAAAGGCATACTGAGGGACCGCAGTCGACCCATAAATGGAGGGAGTGGAAGAAACCGATTGGACTTCCCAATAAAACGATGAAGCCCCGGCATTGCGCATGTTCACCTGGATATAGGGACTAGTCGCAGGGGCATTGGCCAAAGTGATGGTGGCCTGAGCGGGCTTGATCCGGTTCAGGATCTTCATGAGCCCATAGCGCTGCTGAGGGGTCGGGGTGACATGAGGGGTGACCGTGACGTAATAAGCCAGAGGAGGGTTGGCCGTAATGTTCGATGTAGGGTTACCCCGGTAATACTCGGTTACTTCCACCGGGGCCAACAAGAAGCTCTCCGCGATGAGCTTGATACCTATGGCTGTAGGCCCGTAAGTGTTCACCGCCCGCAATACTTGGAACAGGCGGTCCCGGTAAGTAGCGTCAGCTTCGGCCATAGCCAACCATGACCCTGACCCCGTCGATGGAGCCGCCGTGGTATAGGGGTTGAAAGGGAGGCTCTCACCCAATTGCCGGGAAATACCAAGCACCGCCCCCAGGCTTCGGTCCAGGTCGGTGTAATAGGTCGAAGAAACTGAAGACCGCAACCGGCTCATCAAACTGCGTTGACGGAGCTGGCCCCCACCCGAAGGCCCCATTATCGAACTCATGAGCTTCACAATGGAAGACCCAAAATTCAATTTGTAGGTCTGAGACGGAAAATTGAGCATGTTGGCCAAAATGCTCTGGTCGGGCAACAAGGGCGCCGTTACTACGTTCAACCCGTTTGGTACGGGGGCATTAGAAGCGAGCTGAGTACTGATGGGGGAGTTCGGGTCGCTCATCTTGTCAGTCGTTCTCGTTGGCCCGGAAGGTGTTCTGGCTCCGTACGATCAGCCATACCTCGTTGAACACCGGGTAGCTCACTTCATTGAAGGTGATGTCGGTCTTGGGTGCCCAGGTTTGGACAATGTTGCTGGTGGGCATCTCCAGCTCGGTGACCCCTTGCCCACTGGTGTTGATGGTGACCTCGATAGGGGCGGTGACCTGTTGTACGTTGTAAGGGCCCTGAATTACGTTGCCGGTAGCCAGGGTGCCCGAACCCGACATGGTAATACAGCCAGTCAGGTTATTGCCTGAAACAGCCGAATAATAGACATTGGCCATCCAGGTCAGCGTGGTAGTGCCTGAATAGAGCTGCACCACTCCCGAAGTCGGCCAGTTAGGTGGGACGGGGTTGCAGGAGAGAGTCCCCGGCGCGGTACTCGTCCAGTTGGCCAAGATAGCCCCGTTAGAAGCCGCCGCCACCAAGGTGGCCATGTCACCCAACGAGGTATTGCTGATGGCCGGGGTGGCCATCCGTACCGCCTGGATACCGTTCACGTCCTGGACGGCAGCAATTATCTCAGATATGTCCAGGGTCTGGGTGAAAGTGATCCCCCCGCATACATTGACCAGAGCTGCTTCTACCGCGGGCAGCACCGAGCTGTACGTATAGCCCTGGACCAGGACCACTACCAAAGTGAAGTTCAGGTACATCTCATTGGCCTGGTGGCACCAGACGTTCTGAGTCCCGGCCAGGCTCTGGCCCGATAAGTCCGTCTCGATCTCGGAGGGGACGCCGTTGTAGTAGTACTCAACCGCCATAGTCCAGTTACCGGTGGCCCCCCAAAGAGCCGAGGCCGACCATTCGATCCCACCCAAAGAGTGCGGGCTCCAGCCCGTAGCCCCTAAATTGTGCACCAACCAGTAATGAGTCCCGAACAGGTAACCAATGGGGCCGTTATGGACACCGTCGAACATGGTGGCTGGCAAAGCCGCCACCGGGGTAAAGCTCACCGGGATAAAGAAGTTCCCCACGGTGGGGTGGGTGATCCCGTCCGAGCGTACCCAGTTGTTGGTGTAATAGGTACTGGTGGTGGTCGCAGTGAAAGTCCCGGAGGGGGCCGGGGCGCCGCTACCCACCCCGAAGGGCAGGGTCTCGGTCGCTTCCTGGTAATCGGTGCCATCGACCCAGATGTCCACATCGTTCAGGATGTGGTTAGCTACCGAATTACGCGTCCAGGGCGACTGGTAATCGTACTGAAGCTCATAAATACCGTTAGGGGCACCGGAGCCCCCGGCCAGGGCCTGGTTGACGGCAAACCCGGACAGGGCCAGGAACCCACTACCTTCGGTAAAGGCAAGCCCGTTAGGAGCTGGTCCCAGGGCTACCGCCGTAGCCGTGAATATGCCCGCATTATTGGTGAGGGTAATAACCGTGGAAAGAGCCCCGGTGGGCGAAGTAGCGGCCTGCATAGCCGCCATCAAGGTGGGCGCCGTGGTATACGTACCGGGGGCCACCGTATAGGTAATGTTCCCGAACTGGAAAGTGTTGTTGGAGGTGGTGATGGGGGTGGTCAGGTTGGCTGCTGCCGCCGCCACCACGGTGGCTGCCGTAGGGGCCACCACGGTGATCGAGATGTAGTAGAGCCCGGTACCGCCGTCCTGGGTGATGGTGGCGGTGTACTGACTGGTCGGGTTCAGGATTTGCCCATCCCCGATATCGGGCCCAAAGAACATATTGTCGCTGTAGATGTAGGGCCATTCCACGGGCTGGGTGGTACCGGTACCCGGGGACCCTGAAATCTGGACCTGGACCATGGTGGTCGACCGCGGCCCGATGGGGTTCACCCGGGACACGGCGGTATTTTCCAGAGATACACCGACTAAGTTGGCCACAGTGCCGGTAAAACCTCTAAAGTTGGTGGCCTGGAACCGGGCGATCAGGGCGGCATCTGATTCAGCGTCGGCCCCCCCGGTCATGGCCAATGGGTTGGACACCGAGCTGATGCCGGTGACCGGGGTAGAAATGACCGAGATGTTCCCCGCCGCCACATTGCTGGCGCTCGCCCCTACTACCGCCACCACCGGGACACTGATGCTCAGGTCCGCTCCAGGCATGACGGCATTGAACATGACCGAAAAAGTGATGGGGTTACTATCGGTGGTGGCCACGATGGTGCCACCCGGGATGGTGATGTCAGGCAGGACGGTAGCGCTTACCGCCGGGGGCCGGGAAAAGATCACCAACCCACTGGCGCTTTTGGCCGGGAACCGGGCCATCCCGAAACTTCCTACGTAATTATCGAGCGCAGTCCCGGTCAGGTTGGTGACATCACTGGCCGAGGCCGAGATATTGTTGTCGGCATAAGCCCCCGATAATTGATCGGAAAAAGCATCGATCATCTTGCGGACAGTGGTCCCTACCGAAGTGTCCAGATCGGGCTCGGCCACATTGAGGGCGGCGATGATCTGACTGGCGATATCGCTCTGGCTCGGGCTAATAGACGACAAAGGGGGGGCCTCCTTCCCTCCTTAGCGCCTTGTCAGCCGCCAACGGTGGTTGAGACGCCTACGGTAGACCCCGAAGCTACCTGCACTGTGGCCGACACGGTGATGGAGGTAAGGTCTTGAGTAGTGTTCAGGGAAGCCAGACCAACCACGTAGTCATCGTTGGTAAAGGGCGACACCTGGCCCTGGGACAGGGCCGTGCTTTGCTGGTACTGCTGTATGGTCATATAGTTACTGACCAAACGGACAACCTCGGTCTGGGCCAAGGGCTGGGCCACGGTTGGGTTTTGGCCTATATAGGTGTCTATATATGATCCCCAGCCCGGGTGGTAAGGGTCACTTCCGTAGGGCTCCAGGGTGGCTATCGTCAAATCTTGGAGAACTTTGGCTGTACCTGAGACCGTCACATACCCAGACTGGCCAACCACTAGGTCGCCGTTCACCAGCGCGAGCCCCTGCATGTTCCTTGAGGTGCTCTAAGACCCCTCAGTGCCCGCTAGAGCCGAGCAAGCCCATCAGGCGCTCCAGGAGCCCCCAGAGGGCCATTTCGGCCTGAGGAGGGCACACAGCGTTGCCCAGGAGGCGGCGCTGGGCGCTGAGGGTGGCCTCCACCGTCCAATCCTCAGGCAGCATCATCATCCATTCCAGGAACCGGCCCCGCAGGTAACCATTCTCCAAGGGTTTCGGGCAAGGGCGCCCGACTACGGACTGGTGGCGTCGAAGGGCGGGGCCGTAGTCCTTGGACGTCCCGTCCGGGAACTGGGCCAGGACAGGTCTTCCCCCGGCATCTGCCCAGCCAACAGGACGCGTAATGAGGTCGCCTGGGCCCTCGTCCCGCCATCCCGGTTCTTGCGAGCCAGAAAGGAGGTCGCAGAAGTATTTGACTCCTGAGCTACCGGGGTGGGCAGCAAGGGCAAAGACGCGCTCTCTTCGATGGCAGGCGCCAACGGCGGCAGCACTGTAAACGCCCCAGGTCCCCACATACCCGAGCTGGGCCAAGCAGAAGATAATTCGCCCGAGCCAGGGCTTGACCCCAGGGGGGTTCTCAAGGACCACCCATCCAGGGCGCAGTCTTCCCACGGCGTCCAGGATGTTTGGCCAAAGGAACCGTTCATCTGCTTCTCCTTTACGAGGGCCAGAACGGGAAGTGGGCTGGCAAGGTGGGCCAGCACAGACTACCTCGACTACCGGGAGCACATCTTCCCAAGCTATTTGGGTGATATCTCCCAGGTTCGGTACTCCGGGCCAGTGTTTAGCTAAGACCTTGGCCGCTTCTTTGTCCACTTCGGCGTGCCAGGACACCTCGGCCCCGAATACGGCCTCCACCGCCAGGTCCAGGCCCCCTACGCCACTGCACAGGCTCCCATAGCGCATCAAGCCCCACCGATCTGGGTACCAGCCGAAGCTACCGAATCCCCCAGGCAGAACCAATCATGATTGTCGGTGACGAACATAGCCCCGCTGTGAGCCCCAAAGACGCTAGGGCCATGGATTTGTTCGTTATTGAAGGGGGCAAGGTTCACAGTGCCAGTATAATTGGTGCCACCACCACTGGTATTACGAACCCCGTAGACGTCACCCTGGACGCCTGAGATGGGGTTAGGCATGGTAATGGTACAAGTTTGGCCACTGTTCGGGAAGGCGAACACAAACCGGTTGCTGGGCATCATCTGATATGCATGCGTACCCTCGGCAAGGGTCTGGGTAATCGGCGTAGGCACGGCCAGACGGGACAGGAAGGTCCACAGGCCTAACGCCCGGCTGATCAACCACCACTCACCCACCTGGGGTATGGCATTGCCCATAGACGAAGTCTGGAAAACCTGGTACAGGAACCCGGTAGCGTCCCGGCACATAGTGAGGGGGATGTTAACCGTCCCGGCGTCATTCTTCCAGTCCGGGTCCACGCCCCAGACCTCGACGCGGCGGATAATGTTGGAAACAACCGAGCCGCTCTCTTGGAAAGCTCTGGCATTAGTAGCATTGATCTTCATCACACCACCGCCTGAGTGCCGCCCTTAGGCAAGCCGAACAAAGTGTTCTTCTTGAAGTCCGAAGGGGCCATGATGGCCAACTGGGTGGTAAACCCGGGGCCACCATCAGTAAAGTCCCAAGCGTGCACCACCTGGTTGATATAAGCCTGGAACCCGTCTGTCAGGCGCATCAACATACCGGGGAAACATTCAGGCATAAATGTGATCGGTACGTCAGCGGTGAACATGGAGGCCCAGTTGAGCTGGAACAGGTACAGGGCGTACCAAAACTGGGCCTGGTCGCCTAATTGAATACCGATCTGCTGGAAGTTGGAGCGAGCCCCGAAGCGGTTCAAGATGGCCTGGGGGTCACCCAGGCCCGAAGCATCCCCCGACTTCAGGTTAAGCACGGTCTGGAGGATGTTGTTGGACACCGAGCCCATCTCCAGGGTGACTATACCATCGGTAGTGGCCAGGTTGCCTATGGTCGGGGTCCCGGCGGGAGAGGTGCCCATTATATTCGTAACCCAGGACGCCGCCACGTATTGATGGGTAACCATGTTCTGGTCTGACCAACTGATTGAAAAGTCCATCAGCTCAATATCCGCGATACTGATGGTGGCGGAAGCCCCATAGGCCCCAAAGTAATCAGGGAACCAGGCAATGAAGTCGCCATTGGGGGCCGAGCACCAACTGCGCATGGAGGCATTGAGCACGGTATTGATAAAGGGCAACAAGGGCTGGTCGTTGAGCAGGCCCCGGATACCGGTCAGGAGGGAGCCCTCTTGGGTGGGGCCTTGCCCGAACCATTCCCAGTAATTGATGAAATTGGTGTTGTTGGGCACACCCTGGGTGAGCCCTCCAATGAGGCTTGTCGCTTGGTTCGCCTTGGTGGTGGAGCCCGGGATAGTCCTGGATTTTTGTTTATTGTAACCCGGGTACCCCGCCGGTCGTCCCATGCCCGTAATGGTCATTGGTGGGGCGTTCACTGGTGCAGTTATAATACCTACTTGGTGGCCCGCGGCCTGGACCGTCATCTTCTCGCCCGTCTTGGCGTCGGTACCGGTATAGATGGCCACATGATTAGGGTCGAGCTGAGTATCACCGGACAAATGGTTGTTGTAAAAAATCAAGTCACCCGGGATCAATTGGTCCTGGCTGGTTACCACCTGCATTTTGGGGTTGACCCCGCCACTGGAATCATTGCCGTTAGCCCACCATTGTCCTTCAGAAGATAAATGCGGCCAGTTCACCCCCGCTTGCTTCCAGGCAGCATAAGACAACCCGGAACAGTCAAAGGTCGGTAAAAGACCAAATTTCCCGGGCAAAACTTGACCCGTACCACCGGCACCTTGAGGAGTGGTGCCGTAATTGGCTTTACCCACATACTTGAGTGCCCATTGCGCCGCCGATTGACCTTGTTGACTTGATTCGACACTTACCGTGTAAGGGCTTTGGTTGTCGCTGTTGTCAGTCCATACCGGGGCCTTGACGCCAACGGCAACCTTCCTCTTCGACCCCTTGACTGATTTGAACTCCTCGTACATCGGCCAAGGACCCAATGGATAGTAGTCGTTATTGACGGTCTGATCGCACCAGGCGACATTGACCGCCACCTTCTTATTGATCATGTCCTGGGTGATGCTCAGTTTGTCCAGAGCCGCCTTGGACAGGCCGATCTTATAGTCAGAGGCGTTATAGCGACCAGGGCCGTCGTCCACCGGCTGGCACAATACGGTCTTTTGAGTAGTGTTGCAATAGACCATGACCGGCCCCGAGCCAGACGGTTTCTGACGGGCCAGCCAAGCTCTCATAGGTCCCCGTAATTTCGATCCCCCGGGGGCCAGATAGCCCCAGTCCATCTGGCAGTAATAACCCTTCGGGCCGTACTTGGGCGGGCAGATCGGGTTACCCGAGGACGAAAAGGGGACGGCGCGCACAACCTTGTTAGGGCCCGGTAAAGCAAAATAGTTGACGTCTTTGGACGTTAACCCCTTGGGTAATGACTGGGGGACATAGGTAGAGCCCACCATAGGGCTGTTCAACTCTGAAAGGGAGACAGTACTACCCAAATTGGACAGGACGTTACCCAGCAATAATGGGGCGGCGGCAGTATACAAAGTGGCGATCTTGTCCGCCCAAGTAGTCGGCAAAGCGCCAATATGCACAGTATCCTGAGGCCATCCCCCCACCTGGGTAATAAGCCCCTTAGCCTTAGCCGCCATCCCGCCATCTGTTGCCTTTTGCTGAACCGAATTACCCTCTTTGGCCAAGAGGGTCAGGACCGCCGTGGTACCCGGGTCCCAACGCTTTTGCAGGAGCCTCTTCATGGTACAGGTGCCGAATATCTGGACCGAGCGCTCCCAGGTGGAGTACCAGGGCACCGAGTCCAGGTAGCCGCTCATGACCAGGAGACGGCGAGTCCGCTTCAAATAAATGGCGAACAAGTCATTAGGGGCGAAGAGAGCGTCATAGCGTCGGGCCTTGTTCATCAGTGTCACCGTCATCTGGTGAGGGGCGTTCTCACGCAGGATGCACTGACCTTTGACTATGTCGGGGCTCACGTCATAGACGGTGCCGTTAGGCCCTTCAGCGGTGCGCTTGATGTAAATTTCCACCGCTGGTGAATAAGCAAATACAGCCATTACTTCTTATAGCCAGGGGAACCAGGGAAACCGGCGGCGGGTGGCCCAAACGGCTTCTTACTTTGCTTATCAGTGGGGAACAGCTTGGTAATGGGCATCTTGGGCGGGGTCCGCAACCCGTACAAAGCGTCAGCGGGGTTGGCCGTATAGGGGTTGATACCGTTGGTCTGGTCATAGTACGAGGGGTAGAACATCAGCTGGTCGGCTTTGGTGTCGGGGGCAGCAGGAGCCCCGTAGTACGACGCCCCGGCGTACGCCGAGGACGGAGGCAAGATTTGCATCCCGGTAAACCCAGCCCCATCGAAATTGACGGTGACCACCCAGGCCACATCGGCCACTTGCACCGGGGCCATACCGTAAGACCACCCCTCCACCGGGAACCCGGTCATATCGAAGCCTCGCGCCGGTACCTGGACCCGGACACCCATAGCCACCAAAGACCCATTAGCACAGACGTAATTGACATAACGCCTCAGCCAGAAGCTGAACTCATTGGCGGTAACCACCGTAGATTTAGAACCAGGTGGTCTTGCCTTCCTGGTAAAAATGGCGGAAATAGAGAACATGTCCATCTGGACTTGCCGGGGGTAAAAGATACGGTTGTCCCGGCCCTGGTCTTCGGTGGCGACGACATTAGGGCCAAAATCGAGGGCCGCTAAGGGGACGTTGATGGAACCGTTAGGGAGCCCCTTAACCGACAAGGTGCAATCTGGGTTGGAGCTGTTTATACCATCAGCCATCTAGGTTTATCACCTCGTCTGATTTACCTCTTCTATTCTTCCAAACCGCCGGGATATTGAGCATCTCCCAAACCGTGGCCACGACTACGGCGCTAACCTTGATGTTATCCATAGAAAGCATATCGATGGGGATCAGGCACCCACCCGAAGTACCATCGGCAAAATCCACCATGACGGCCACCAGGTTGCTCTCGTCATGGGTGTAGAGGATTTCCCGTACCGTCATGGGCAGCTTCTTGGCCCGAGCCCGCGACAGGTGCCGGGTTAGTTCGTCGGGAGTGCCCAAGAAACATTAGTTCTCAAGGGCGGTTTCAGCCGCCTTTTCCTTCAGCATGTCGGTGGTCATGACCACCGACCGGTACCCGTCTGGGTGCCCGGTGAAATGCTCCATGAGGCCGAGCGCCTTGTTCATGCCGAAGATCACGGCTTTGGCGTCTTTCCAGGACAGACCGTTGGCATTCATCTCGTCCCGCAAGTACGAGGTCAATTGGTCCTTAGCCGCGATCGAAGGCCAAGCCCGCCATTCCGGGCTCCCGGCCCATTGGTCTAATATCCCGGCGATATTGTCAATAACAGGCGTGGGTATCTCAGTTGCCATCGCGCCTTAGCCGTTCTCAGCTCAGTAAGAGGTCTGAGAAGGCTTGGACAGGTCTTCGACTACCGACGCGGTGATGTTGTGACAAATGCCAAAGGCGGTGAACCAGAACCCGCCCAAGTTGATTTGGGGGTCAGCAGGAGGCGGGTTGGGCAATGAGATAGTCGTGTCCGAAAACCAATCAACTCCACCAGGCATAAATGCCTCCCATCAATAACCTGATTCATATTGCTTACCATCGTAGATCCCTTGCATCCTGGCCACATAACCAGGAGCCCCCGTGCTGGGGTCGTTCCAATAACCTACGTGCTGCCAGAACTCCGCCTCACTATTATCTTTCAAAGCCTGGACAATATTAGGGAAGTTGGAATTGGCGAAGTACACCACCGAGTCCAGTCCCGCGGCCCAGTCCCCATTGAACGAGTACGTCACCCCGGTTGAACCGCCACCAGGGATAGTACCCACCAGATAAGTGACCTGATAAGTTTTAGACCCAGCGGTGTAAGTACCTTTTTGCCCACTAGACCCTGCTGTTCCTCCACCGATGTTCAGCGGGTTGTTCATGTGCATAGCGTTCCAGGACGCCGCTCCTCCGGGGTAATTAGGGACAGGATAACTGCTGTTCCACATACCCTCTGACATCTCCCAGGCCCGGACCAGGTTGGTATTGGTATTGGTAATGTGAGCACCAATAGCCGTCAAAAAAGCCTGGGCAAAAGTAAGCGAACTAGTAATATGACTGGCGTCAGTAGCCGTACTGCCGGGAGGAGGAGTGGGACTGGTTGGTCCCGAGACAGTAGAGGTGGCGGGAGATACCACGTCAGATGAACCTCCCTTTACGGGGTTGTTGATGTAAGTCTGGAGATCGGTACCGGTCAAAGGGGCGTTGTACTGGTCCATCTGATAGCCCTGGTACTGCTCGGTGGTGGAGTCCCACATAACCCCGAGCCCAGGGGCTAAACGCTGAAGGTAAGCGCTCTGGGTCAGCTCCCCGATCTTGCCATTGTTATCGGTGACCACGAATAGGGTGAGGGTCCACTTCGGGTTGATGTTGGTGTTCTCCATATGGACGGCAAAATCCCCGTCGTCAGAGGTATAAGACTTCAGGTAGCACATGAAGTCCCAACCCAGTAAGGGCCAATTGAACCGGAACGGTTGAGCGGGGCTGAAGTTCTGGCCTGGGAACTGGGGCTGGCGCTGCATGGCCTGGTCGCCCGCCACCTGGACCATCTTGTTCATAAAGGCAACCTGGCCCGGCCACCCCCCGCCCTGGCCTACGTCCCCGAACTGACCGGTAAGGGTGAGGTCACCCCAGGTGGTGCCGTACACCTGGACGACAAAACCTCCGATGGTACGGTACTTCTGTACCTTGGCTCGGATCGGGAGCTGCACACTGGAGGGGTCGATACGGAACTGCCAGCCGTCTATGGTAGCCGGGCCACTACCACCAAAGCCCAGGGTGCCACCCGGACCACCCTTGAGCAAGGACAGGTCAATGACAGACATCTCAGCCTGCGGTAGGAGCCCCGGTCACCACCGAGATCGCAGCCGTAGCCGTACCCACCACTCCGTACCAGACATCGGCGGGGCCGTTGCCGTAGTACTTGGTATAGCTGGCCCCCGCCGTGCCCGCCGCTGACAGAGGGACACCGCTACCACCCGCCACTACTGCCGGGTTGGTATCGACAGTGACCACCGCCGCGCTCTGGTTGGTGAAAGTGATCTGGCCATAGCTCACCAACAGGGGTTGGGCATTGGGGTTGCCCAGGAACTGGGACAAGTTCCAGGAATAGGTCGAAACCGTCCATACATTGAGCGCCGTCTGGACCGCGATCAGGACATGGTTCGGCCCATAGGTCAGAGTGCATGGGCCGGTTACCGTTACCCCCGAACCAGCCACCACCGTAAGAGGGCCCACCCCGACTTGGCCGAACAATATGTCAGCCCCAATATCGGTGGTCAGGTTCTGAGGGATGGTGGCGGTCCCGGCAGAAGCCGAATTGTAGGGGACCAGGTTCACCATGGGCCCGGCCATAGGCGCTGTAACCGTAAAGGAGGTCGTCTGGGTGGCGAAAGGTGGCGCTGTCTGGTTGGTCCAGTCCGGGGCTACCAACGGGGTCGGAGTGGTACCTACCGTCACTACGAATGACCTAGTCACAGACCTTAGGCTCTCTGGGTGATTATCAGCCCCCAAACGAAGGGATGTCCGAACCGGCCCCGGGAGCCGGGGTGGGGTATTGCGGGCTGGTCTGGCCTTGCGCCATATTGGAATCAATGACAATGCCGCTACCAGCGGTAGTGCTGAAGCTCATCAGGTTGAGCAGGGACTGGGTCGGCTTGATATAGACGATGTTCTTATCCGCCTTTGTAACTTCCTTCCCCAAGCCTCCCTGTTCGTTCTTTATACGGTTCCGCTCTGCCGTGGACAACTTGGTGTCCCTACCCTTGGGCACATTGCCCTGTTGGTACCCGTAGATATCGGACAGGGCCTGACCCGCGTAGGCCCCCGTTTGCACCGTTACCTGTCCCGCCTTGAGGTAGGGCATGTAGTCTTTCTCGATGTCTTTGAGCGTGGCATAGGTAGGTTTACCCGTACCGGTATTGACGGCATATACGGTGTTCTTGGTGTCCAGGTTCGGGTCTTTCAGCATGCTTTCCAAAATGCTGTTGCGCTGTTGGCCCTTCTTCACAAAGTTCTGCATGTAATAGGACTTGGCTTGGTCAGACCAGGACTGGCCTCCAATACCGAGGAAGTCCAGACCTTGCTGCCATAGATCAGGAGCCCCGATGGCTGACGCCGCTTGCCTCCAGTTCCTCTGGTCGTTCTTGTTGGCGTTGAACTCCTGGCCATAGGCTCGCTGGGCATAGGACTTGGTATTGAACGATTCGTAAACAGCACCACCCGGTCGATATTGAGCAGCATTGGCACCGGCACCCAGATAGTTCTGAGCGTTCGGGCCATTCGGGTTTTCAAAATAATTTATCTGCCGATTGACGGCATTATTGAGCGCTTCTTGGCTCAATCGGTTACCGGCTAAGTCCTGGATCTGCGCAGCCAGGTTACCCCTCTGCGCCTCCAAGGTTTGCTGGACACCCCATCGAGCCGCCGCCGTATAATCACCTTGCCTATTGGGTCGCGTGAACTGTTGATAGTTCAAACCACTAATACCACCCCCCAGATAACCTCCAGGAGCCCGGCCTCTGGGAGCCCGGTTGATCCGGTACGTAGCCGGGTTCGGCCCCGCCCCGTTAGGGTTGAACTGACCGGTGGCCATGTCAATGGCCAGCTGCACGGCATGGGGGAGGTCTATGTTGGTGTAGCCCATAGCCTGGAAGTCCTGCACCAGCTGGAGCCCCAGGGCCGGGTTCTGAGTATCCTGGTTCAATACCTGGGTCACCAGCTGTTGCTGTTGGTCCTGGTTGAGGGCAGGCATTGTGTTACCCCTTCTTTGGATACCCATATTGCGAAGGCCCTGAGTGATATAGGGGTCGATCTCTTGGGGTACCCCGGTCTGGGCGAACTGCCTCCGCATGGCATCGGTAAAGAGCCTGCCATTACCACTACGGACTTGAGCCAGGAACTGGTCAAAGCCCATCGCCGTACCACCGGGGCCAGCTATGGAGGCTAACCACAACAGGTTCTGAGTAGAGTACAGACCGGTGGTATCGACCCCGGCCATGGCTTTACCCAACCCCGTCATGGCATTAGTGATGCCGCTGGCTACCTGAGCCCCTCCCACACCTCCCAGGCCAGCCGCTGTCGCGGCGGCATAGTTCTGGGTAAAGTTAGCACGGGCCACATTGGCGTTCACCTGGCCCTGCACCGCTGCCTCAGTCACGCTGGTGATGGCCTGGGCCAGGCCGTTCAGCCCCTCGTTACCACTGGTAGCGGCAATGGTGATGTTCTGGAGCGAGTTCTGGATAGAGACCCCGAGCCGGTCGTACATGTCAACGGCCTGCTGCATGGCATTGGCTCGTTCTGACCCTGTCATGTCGAGCCCGGTGACACCCTGCCACAAGGCCAAGGACTGAGAGGGTGAAAGATTACCCAATTGGGACATGCCAAACTGAAGCTGCCCCAACCGCTGCGATTGAGCAGCCCAGGGGCTCATAGGGTTGAACTGGCCACCCGGGCCAATATTCCCGCCCAGGATACTCTGGTACCAGGCCCCCATCTGACGCTGCCCGGCTATAAAATTGCCAATGTCATTAGGGATAGCCAAAGCCCCTCCCAATATAGCTGAACCAGTGCCAAAACCCTCCGCCACACCCTTCAAAGTCGGATGAGCCTGTCCTAATTCCTGGAGCGAGCCCCTAAGACCACCAGCGTTGTAGCCCACCAAACCGGCAGCAGCTAACTTCCACCAATTAGTACCGCCTGTACCTCCTCCGCCTGTTCCTCCTGTACCTCCTCCGCCTGTTCCTCCTGTACCTCCTCCGCCTGTTCCTCCTCCACCACCAGTACCCCCTCCTCCACCTGTTCCACCGCCGCTTGCCCCGCCTCCACCTGTGCCTCCACCTGTACCTCCACCGCCACCTGTACCTCCACCGCCACCAGTACCGCCAGCGCCTGTACCCCCTCCACCTGTACCCCCTCCACCGCCTGTGCCTCCCGCGCCTCCTCCTCCACCCGCGGCAGCAGCACCCAGGATGTCCCCTGGGAGGCCCCCAGGAGGCCCTGGAGGGGCTCCAGGGACCCCTGACGGTACTCCGCCCCCTCCAGGGCCTCCTGGGGCTCCTGGGACCCCAGGGCCTTCTACTCCGGGAGTCGACAACAAGCCCTCACCCGGGCGCCGGTTGAGAGCCCAGTTCACAGCTGATGCCGCTCCGATCCCTACCAGGCTCCTCTTGATGAAATCGCCTGCCCCTCTACCTCTACCTCGCGACGGTTGTCCCGGTTCGGGGATCTCCTGACGCCCACTACCCTGCTGGGCCGGGCCAGTGGGGGTTTGAGCTTCTTTCACCCCGGCTGATACTGATTCTTGAACCCCCGGTTGGACCCTTTTGAAGGCTCTCACATAAGACTCTTCGGCTACCTGGCCCCAGCGGTCATAATCGATCAATAAGCCCATCGACTTCAGACGACCTGTTATGGGGCCTGAATCAGGGTTTTGGTCCCAGGCTGAATGAACACCGAACTGGTTATTATCAAAGGCATAGTCCGCCTGGTCATTAGGGCCAATACCGGGCGCAGGGCCGGTAGGCCGACGCCCCCGACGCCGTCGCCCGTTATTTCCGTTGGGTGTGGGCGGAGCCATTAGCCAGCCTTTCGTCCGGGGCAAACTTTCGGAAATCTTCTAGCCCGAGTACCTGTTCTTGAGGGAACTGGGCCAAAGTCTCCTCTACTTCTTGTTGGGTGGGCACATTCTTGTACTTGACCTTGATATCGGGATGGAAGCCACCTGCTGTAAGGTCGCCTGGTTGCAGCTCTTCGATCACGATCTCGTCTTCGTCCTCTACCTTTTCCTTGGTGGGGAAGACGACAGGGCCAAACCGGTCAGGGTCGGAAGTCAAGAAGGCCATCTTTACTTGCCACTCCCGCTCCTCGGCCTTTTCCTGCTGCTCCACCGTCAGGTACATATTGAGGGCATTGACCTGGAACCAGGTCAGGTGACGAGAAGCGAAAATCCCTTGCTTAGCCGCCCGCTTCAGCAGGAAGACTAACCAGGGACGGATAGTACCCCGGAGGGTACGCCCCCTTTTCCCAGTGACTCGATAGCCTCGCTGACCCTGATCTCCAGCTCCTCGTACTCCCGGTAGATGCCATCAACCACAGACGTATGCAGTTTGGACACCCAGACGAAGCGAGCCTCCATGTCGTCTGAACCATCGGCCATGATGCCCCGGGGCAAGACATGGCCGTCTACCTTTATCAGGCAAGTAGCCAAAGCGGCCAGGGTCAAGGCCCGCAAGGCTCCCGCCGTTTCCTGGTACTGCTTGATGAGCATGGCCGCTCGCAAAGAGTCCTGGGCTTCAGGGGTGGCAATGGTTATCTTGTGCCCGCCCAAGTTGAACTCGTGAGAGACCCGGCCCACAAACAGCAGGCCCTCCATTTCGTCCAACCAGCGCGGGTCGAACTTGGCCACGATATCTTCATCGAAGTCATCAGGTTCATCGGGGTCGGCCTCTACCTGAGTACCCGGCACAGCGGTTGCCGAACCAGCAGCCGCTGTGAATTCCTTTTCCTTTTCCTCGTTGGCGTCGTAAAACTTGCCCGTCCCGGTCCCGGCTATTTCGGGCGGTATTTCGACCCCGGGCGGGATGAGGCCCGCATATAGTTCTTCCGACGAAGGCATGAGTTATACGATTGAGCGTGTCAAGGCCGTGAACTGAGGGGTAGGACCAGGCTGGTTGCCGTTAGTGGAAGAGTACTTCGGTACGGGTTCGCCGTCAGTGGCAGTATTATAACTGGGACCAGGGAAGAAGATCTTGTTGCTGTACACGGCAGTAATGGTGCGGGGCATAGTCAGCGCCCCGATCTGGATAATCTCCCGGTCATCGATGGTGATGAGGTTGACATTGTTGTAAGTCCAACCTCTGGGTTTAGCGTTGGCGGTAGAACCACTGGTAGGCTCCGCGATACCATAAGGCTTTTTGATGATGGTACTGGCCGTAATAGGCTGCGGGTGCCACGCCTGGTAATTGTAAACATCGATGATGTTGTAAGTATTCAGGAACCCGGACAACGCCCACCACACCGGGTTGTTCCACAGTTCTCGAATAGTAAATTGGAGCGTCCCTTCAGCCTTGACCCGGGGTAAGGCAAACTCACGGGGAAAATAATCTCCCAGCGGGGTAACGGCTTCATATTGACGGATGGGAGCCTGACCTGAATCTTGGACCTCGTCCAAGAAAGCAATGGGCTGACTATCAAAATGAAAGACGGTAAACCCAGAACCGACTATACGAGATTGGGTCTGTGGCACGAGCTACTCCTTACGAGGATGAAATGCTGGAGCCTGAGTATGCCGAAGTACCAGCCGAACCAGTGGCCCCGGTAGTGGGGGAAATAGTACCGGTGGTCTGGGTAATGGCATACGTGACGTTGATGATGTTGAGCGGGTACATGGGGCTGTAACCGAACGACACATCAACTTCATCAGGGTTGCCGGGGTTCTGGGTAACCGAAGGTGGAGTATACCCGGCGATTATTTGCTGGGCCATGAGGTATTCCAAGCAACTGGTACCCAAGGAACTGATAATGGTCAATAAGTCGGAGGTGATCGGGTCCCCGATAAGCCCGGCATTGTTGTATGAATTCACGAATTCTTCCAAGATGGCGTCTGAACAACGCACCAGGGAGAACTCCCGGGTCATGGTATTGGCCGGGGCTGTGCTGGTACCATGGCGGCACCACAAGGCCCCCGTCCCCCGGGCCGGTTCGATAACCGCCACTCCCGCCGCCGACAGCTGGTTCTTGTAGGGCACGGTCATAGTGGACAGGACGCTATTGGGGATACCGGTAAAACCAGGGATCATCGAGCGGGTCAGGCCCTGGCTAACGGGTTGAGAAGCCAGGATGGCAGCCATCTTGGCCGCGGCGTAATAGCCGCCCACATTAAAGGTCTGGTTGGCCACGCCGTTGTAATAGCCAAAAGAGTTAGGCCACACCATCAAGATCCTCATGTTGTTCACCGACGCCGCGCAGGTGTCGGGAGCTACCGTGACCCCGGTCTCGTAACCAACAATGCCGGTGCGGGGATAGGAGATCGACGGCCCCGACATCTTGCTGCAATGGGCAGCCAGGTCAGCAGCCACGTTCATGATGTCCCCGGGGGCGCCAGGCGTACCCATCATGCCTACCGGAAGAGGGACGATGAGGTCGACCCCATCGATGGGCTCCAATTGCACATAGGCGTTGGACAGGCCCGTCCGGGTGGCTACCCCGCCCGTGTCCTGGGTGGGCATAATGACCACCATGGCCGCTCCCTGGAGGGCCAACATCCCCGCCAAGGAGATGGGAGAGGCGACACCCCCGGCAGCCGTAAAGGGGACCCCAAACACATTGAACAGCGTTTGCTGATCATAAAAAACCTGAGGAGTGTAATAATTGGCGTCGGTAAAGGAGTACGTGATGTAGTACACCTGAGTGGTGGTCATGGTGGTGCCCGCCGCCAATTTGATGGTGGTGATGACATTGGGCGGCGTACCGGTCTGGGCAATGGTGTAGTTACTGGGGGCCTGGACCACACCATTGGTATCGGTGACCACGATGGTGGCCTGGTTGATGCCTTGTTGGGACAACGGTTTGGCCGTCGTCCCCGACAAAGTCATGGCGTCGGTAAAGGAAATCCAGCCATTAGCGGGGCCTACAATGGCGATGATATCCGCGGCCAAAGAGGCTGTAGTGGGGGTCGGCGTCTGGATGGCCTGGACATAAACCCCCGGGGCCAAGTAACCCGTATTCAAATCAACAGTGGTCAAACTGGACCTCCTTCGGCTATCCCTTGGTACGGCCTCAATGAGGCGTAACTTGTATATTGACCGGGAAGTCGGTCTCGATGACCGGGCCCGTAAGGTTGGTAGTGCTCTGGAACTCCAGGCCCTGGCCGGTGGTAATGATAGAGGACAAAGGCACCAGGCTGGTGAAGTACTCGTCGCTGATAAACTCGCCTACTGTTTCAATGGCCAAGGTCGCCTCGTAAATGAAATCGTTAGTCCCCCACGGGGTCCCCGGGTTCTCGGCCATACCGCGAGTGGAGATATTGTCGAAGTCCATGTTCATGGCGATGTAGGGGTTATCTTCCACGTACTGACGAAAACTCTCCACATTAGGGTCCCCGCTCATCAGGAAAACTCTGGTCAGCTCGTCGTACAGCCGGTCCCGCTGCATGGAGGTGAGCGCCCCGATGGTGTACATGGAATAACCACTGAACCGGTACCGGAACAAGATGTTGTTATTGGTGTCGCTGGTGGGCTCGGGTGGCCCGTACATGTAGTTGTCGATACCCGCCTTAGAGACATTGCCTACCGGGTCCCAGGTCACCCATACGCCCGGGTACATTTGCTCTTGATATGGGAACTCGATGGAAATGGGCAGGTTCCGAAAATCGGCCACCGGGTAATCAGCTTGAAAAACTTCGCGCAGGGCCATGGTAATGGCCGTCTTCAGCTGTACAAGAAAGACCGCGCTAACCTCCTACTAATTTCCTACGTGGGGGATCCTCTAAATAAGCTATCGCTTTGCGAAGCGCATTCTTATTGTCTTTGAAGTTCCCGAGCCCAAGATTACATCCCATACACAACACTCCTCTGGCACAGGCTGGACAAATTTTGGGTGACCGACAACAATTATGATCATGGTCAAGGTGCCATTCTCGCTTACCTGGATCGGACGTACCACAGATAGCGCAACGTCTCCCCTGAACCTCAAATAACAAGTCGAAAATCTCGTCACGAGGTTTACGGTAAAGTCGTCTTGCATTTTCCGCGACAGCTATACGACATGGTTCGCAGAGAGCTTTCGCCTGGCGCTTGTGGACCGCCGCTCCAGCGTAAGTCCCACATTGAGCGCCTTTCTCTTTGTCCTTGTCTTTCTGAATGGACCGCAGAGGGACCTCTTCAAAAAGGCTTCCCTTCTGTGTCAATCGCCAATAATGCCCAGAACAAACCCCTCTGGATAGAAGTGGATTGATACAAGGCACAGAACCGTTCATGGCAGTACAGAAAAATGGACTCTTACCCATGCCAAAAACGGTACCTTAGATGGCATGGGCAGACCAGTCATACTTCGACCTCCTGCCCTTAGGTGGCGGGGGCACTCCAGTCATAACCCAGGCTGATATGGCCCCGGGCCCCGATCATCGCCGCCGCCTGCTCCAGGCCCTGCTGGAGAAAATGCCGAGGGGACAAGCCCGGGAAGTACCAGCGGATACCGATGTTGCCCTGAGCGATCCGGCCCCCTATACGTCCCTGGGTAGTCCAGGGAGAGGGAGCCTCCCGATTAGCGATGCGGCCCGCCGCCCCCGGGTAAGAGCGGGGCACGTCCACCGAGATCATGACCCCACCCGGGCCCCGGCGCTTTACGATCTTCCTTGACCCAATAGGCGCCGCCTTACGGAAAATGAGCACCTGGGACCGGCCCGACTCGGTCACCCGGGTCTGGGCATGGGGGTTGTCCCGGGCCTCTTTACCAGTGGGGTCGTCTATCCACATGGGGATGGTCTTACCGGCCAGGCTCCGCATCAAGAAGGGACGGGCCCCGGCGTTCTGGATCCAGATGTAGGGCATGGTCCAGGTCAACCCGAAGTACCCCTCCCCGAAGATGGGCTCGATACCCGACGCCCCCATCCCGGTCAACTTGGGGCACAAAGACCGGGCATAGAACACGGCTAACAGGGCCGTCTCGTAAGCCTCCTCGATCCCCACCTCACGAGCTATGTAGACCATCCGGTCGGGGTTCCTAGGGGCCACATTCCTTCTAAGGCCCCTAGGAGGCGATCTCAGCCCCGTTCAGGTCTGGACCAGGCGCATCTCGCTATCGGCGTACCCAACGCCCAGGATGACCTCTGAGCGGCCTAAGCCATGACAGTAGTGGGACTCATCCTGGCGGGAGTGGCACAGCGGGCACAGTATGGGCCGGGCTAGGTTCCGCTGAGGTAGAGGGGCCGGGTCCTTGGGCACCAGCTCTATGTCTGATAGCAGGCTAAGCACTTGCATGCAGCCTCCTTTGGTTTTAGAACCTTTCGGCTAGAGGGCTCCGGTTGGGGTTCTCGTGTTCCTCCCCCAGGAGCCACTGCCTGATCTCCTCCGCGGTCAAAGTCCAACCACCATCCTGGGGCCAGCGGGCCACGTAGGCGAACTTGAACGCCTGGTACACCCAGGGGGCGGGCTCGGCGTTGAGAAAATCCCACAGAATGGAGCGGGCCAAGTCGGCGGGGCCGCTCCCGCCGTACCCCCAACTGAACCCGGTCGGGCTGTGGTGGGCCCGGTGCTCCAGCATGTGCTCTCGTACCGGGCAGCCCGGGACCACGTCGTAGCTGACAGTGACCAAGTGAGAGGAGGATGTGTCGCCGCCTTCGTTGTAACCGCGATAAGTCTTCATGCCTCCATTATGGCATAGTCCGATGACATTAGTACTGCGGCCCCTGGAGCAAAGGTGGGGCCTCGTCCAGCGGGGGCCAGCGCAGGAAGGACGGGTCCAGTACCTGTTCCAGGACTTCGGTCCCGGGCGGGATAATGTAGGCCGGGGACGAGGCCGGGTCTTCCCGGGCCACGTTGCACACATAGGTCAGCGCCGTAGCGGTGTGGGCCTTGGAGGAGAGCCCACTGGCCAGATGAGAGCCTGTCCAGGACAATACCTGGAACCGGTACCCGTCCCCCCGGAAAACGTAGTCACGCACTTGCAAAAAGCTGGTGCCGGGGACGATCACCGAACCCTCCTGGCGCTCCACCTCCCCTCGTCGTTCCCACTGGGTGTTCTCTTCCCCCCAGGTCCATAGGGTGGGTTTGATCAAGAAGCTCTTCACCCCACCGTGAGCCCCGGCGTACTTCACCCCAAAACAGGTCGGGCATTTCTCAAAACTAGGCTGGACATAAACCGAGGAAATGACGTTGTCATTGAAATTACAGGTCGGGCAGGCACCGACCCGGCCCGCCTGGAAATCCTTGAGCGACCACATGGAGACCAGAGCGGCTAGTTCTCCGAAACGCCAAAAGGCTTCATTGGCCCGGAACCGTTCATTAGCCACTTCCCAGGCCCGGACATCCGCCGCCCAGGGTTGGCGGATCGCCGGGTTGACCGCAGGCGGGTAGACAAAACTCATAGCCAACCCCAGGTTTTACCGGTAGCAATAGCACTGATCGTGTTATTCCCTACTCCGAACATCTCTGCCACAACCTTTTGGAGTTCCCCTGCGGCCAACATTCGCTTTATGACGCGCACGTCATCCTCAGTCAGAACAGTACTCTTATTCCGCGAACCTATGGCATAGCCAGTACCACTACCATCTTGATTCTCCTTCTCAAACCAATTCCAACTCTGACCATGAGCTATGGAGTAAATGGATTGAACCGTTACCTCAAATTGAGCAGCAATATCTACTTGAGATATACCACTTGATAAAAGCTCTCTGATCTGACGCACATCATCCTCAGTCAATTTAGAACGCCCAGCCCTATGGCCTCTAGCGTGACGCTCTCGTTCTGTCCTGTCATCGATATTGTCCTGAGGGATGCCAAGCAGCCAATGCCTTCGGTTCTGACAACCTGGATTATCACAAGTATGTCGGACTTCTTCACCTTCAGGAATAGGGCCTATGAATTGCTTATAGCCCCAACGGTGAGCACTGACAGTCCGTCCCTTCTCATCGGCAAATTGACCGTAAGGCAAACCATCATGTTTGAACCGACCTATCCAAGGATGGCAGGCTTCTGGACCTCCCGAGCGATCAATTTGGAGTTCATATCGGACAACAGCGCGCTCCAAAGCTGCCATGCTGTAATACCGGGCATACTTATTATTCCTCATAAGGCCCAGAATACTGACCCTAAACCAACAGTTCAAGTCATCTACCAGCAGGGTTTCTAGAACCATCTATTCATGTAAAGAGGCCTAGCAGGGATGGAGCCGATATAACGAGGCACTCCGTAGGACCCGAACGCCCCGCCCTGGATGAGAGCCCGGGGCGTACCGTTGAACATCGACTGGACCTTGAACACGGACAATTGACTTTGCAACAAAGCCTGTTCATCGGCCAGCATGGAGCCCCAGCGTTGCATGTAGTCGCGCCGGTCCAGGCGCACACTGACATTGCCCACCACGATGGGCTCTTCCACATAACTCCTCATAAGATGCTTGAGTACCTCAACGGTGGCAGCGGTATTGAGCAGGCCAGCCCAGGAATTGAGCGGGAACAAAGGTGCTCCTCCACCCATAGGGGCGATCCCGGTGATGCTGTAATTGCTAGCTGGCTGAGCCATGTTGTTGAGGTGCCAGACCGATTGTTCCATGAGCTGGGCCACCCGGCCCCGGCCAAAGTGCTGGTTGTACCAGACGGTCAGGTACGGCCCCCCAAACCCGGAATCATAAACATCGGCAAACTTGAGCCAGACATTCTCGACGGCGTTCACAAATGGGGGGGCCAAAGCGTCATAGCACGGGGAAGGTGGGCCTACCTGGATGTACGAGTAGGTGGTGTAAGGCTTACCTCCTAGAGTAAAGTTCCAGTCAAAGCGGTAATAACCGGGGACCAGGGCCCCGCCCACGGCGTTCGGGACTATTTCGTACGTCCCTGTCTGGGCCCAGGTGGCCACCCCGGTCCATAGCGGGTTGGGCAGGTCTTCGTTTATTTGCGCTGTAGTAGCCGGGTAGGGGACGGCGTAGATCGATACCGTGACATCGGTACCGGTGTCGGCATCGGTAGGCACCCCGCCTATGTTAATGGTGATACCAACCGGGTTCATGGTCCCCTGGGGCACATAAGCAAACTCGGTCAGGCTGGCCGGTGGGGTAATGGGTGGGTTAGCCGGGACAGTTGCGGGAGGGACAGTGCTCATTTAGTCCTCCAAATCTTGAGCCTCATAACCAACATCCTAAACCCCCTGCGGCCCTTGAGGGCCTTGCGAGCCCAAAGCCCCTTGAGACCCCTGGGCTCCTTGCGGGCCCTGAGATCCGGTAATAGCCGCGCCCTGGTACCCCTGGACGCCCTGGACGCCCTGGGTACCCTGCGCCCCTTGCGGTCCTGTGACCGCGGCCCCGGCGGGCCCCTGGACACCTTGTACGCCTTGAGTACCCTGGACGCCTTGAGTACCTTGAACGCCCTGGGCCCCGGGGACGCCCTGGTAGCCTTGAGCGCCCTGCGGCCCGGTAACCGCCGCCCCCGCCGCGCCCTGAGCCCCCTGAGCGCCCTGGACGCCCTGGCCCCCTTGAACCCCCACCGCGCCCTGGGCGCCTTGAGCGCCTTGGACACCTTGGGGCCCGGTGACGGCAGCCCCCGCTGAGCCCTGTGCCCCAGATGAGCCCTGAGGCCCCTGAGAGCCCTGAGGACCGGCCACGCTGGAGGATGCCCCTTGAGCACCCTGAGGCCCCTGAGGCCCCATACCCCCCTGTGACCCGATGGCCCCCTGTGACCCTTGAGGGCCAGAGGTGGTATACGGTACCCAGCCCCCACTGGCCTTGAAATAGATAGTGCCGTTCTGGGAAAAGGCCCAGTTACCGGTCTGGCCCGTAGTCGAAGCGGGTGCGGCGGCGGGGAAAAAGACCCCCACCCCGGACAGGGCTACTACTGCCGGGTCGGGCAAGTACCCACCCAGGTCGCCCCCCACTTGCATGGCCATGGCCCCGGTGGTCGTCCCCGTGCCTCCCTGGCTTATCGGCAACGGGGCAGCCAGATGGGTAGTGGTAACCTGAGGGCCGGGGTAGTTCCCGGACAGGTCGCCGCTCGCCGCCCCTACCGGCGAGCCCGTAGTATTGCCGGTACCGCCCAGGGTGATACCCAGAGGGGCCGAGGGGGTCAGCTCCTCCTGGATGCCCACCGTGGTCAAGGTGCCCCAGGTAGCCTCGGTGGTCGACGTCGAGTACAGGACGTTGTCAGGCCCGGACGGGTTCCCCGATACCAGGACATCGCCCAGGGTCATGATGGTCTGGGGAGCGGCAGGTGGGATCTCACCTGCGGTCAGGGGCAGTTCGTCCCAGTCGATGACCCCCAGCGGCGCCCCCGAAGGCAGCGCCGTCACTACCACCTGCTGGGGGGCTCCGGGAAGCTGGAGGTAGAGACTGTAGGTGGGCGGCTGGCCCGACTCCGTCGTCGTCCCGGGGTCGTCGGTCGCCTCCAGGGTAACGCTCATGTCCCCATTGGCTTCCAACTGATGATTTTGCGGCGCGTTGGGGATGGTCAGGGTCCCATTGGTCATGGGCTCGGACAGGACCGAGGTCAAGAACCCGCCGTTTGTCTCGAAACTGTGGACCAGGGTGATCTGGGTAAACGCCATCCGGCCTCCTCCCCTCTTAGGGCGTGAGGCTAAGGCTCAGGTTCAGCTCCAGGTTCGGTGATCCCCCACATCTGGTCCATCTCGTACTCGGTCATCTCAACCTGCTCGGCTTCTTCAGAAGGCTCTGTAGTGCCCTCGGAGGAGACTTCGGGACCTTGGACAGTGACCTCATCAGCTTGGACCGTGACCTGGTCCGCTTGGATGTTGATCTCGGTAGGGCCCTCTGTAGTAGCAGGAGAGGGGTCTGTAGTGCCTCCAGAGCCTCCGAGGGCCTCGGGCGCGGGGTTAGGTGCCTCTTGCGCCTGGAGGGCGTCTGAGGGGTCAGGGAAGGGCTCTATCGGAATGTAACCCGTAAGCAGGGTGCCATCACACTGGAAGGCGTTGTCCAGCGAGGCTTGACCAACAAGAGTAGTGACTATCACGGTCCACCTGGAATTTTTCTTGGACCCCACATTGGCATCGGCGGTGACCTCGGTGGTATTTATTATGGTTACCGAGGTACTGGCGTAGGTGTTGGTCCCATCAGTCCACTGGACGGTTACAGGGTCGAAGAAGTTCGTACCGGTCAAGGTGACTACGGTGCCCACACCACCGAAGTTTGGGTCACAAGAGGTTACCGCAGGAGGGTCGATGATATCAGGCGGGCTCGAAGGGGGCTCAGGCGCCTCACCGGGGACATCCAACCAGAACGAATTGGGCAGGTCCGGGTAAAAAACAGGAGCAATATCACGGGGCCAGTGCTCATGTACCAGGGCATCGGTCCTGACTGAACCCAACCGGTCAGCCAACCGGGGCGTATGATTGGGGTCCACGTACAAACCCCCATGGGTCATGGGGGGCGTATACCCTTCAGGGACCTCGTCGGTTGGGCTGGGGACATCCCGCTGATTGGCAGCGGGGCGAAGGTGATGTTGTTCCACAGGCTTGGTGTCGCTCATCGGGGGGCCTGGCCTAAGAACTTCCACACCAGGTTGGACTGGCCCGGGGCGGGGGCGATGGACTCGTCCACCGTGAGGACGCAATAGCTCTGGAGATGGGTATGGCGGTCACACAGCGGCGGGCGCTGGGTCTCTTCGGTATGCCTGACCGTGACCAAGGCGGCACAAGGTTTCCCCGCCTCCGGGGCGATACACGCCTTTTGCAGGATGTACTCCTGGGGGGAGCGGTCCATACCAGCCATCAGCTTGGCCGTTTCGGCCTCCTGGTTCGCCACCCAGTTGTCGTAAGAGGGGCGCTGCCAGGCGGCAAATTCCTCAGGGGACAGGACGCGCAAGATCCCCCGGCGCTGTTGGCGCCGAAAATTAGGGTTCTCGGTGACGTACACCGGCAGCTCCAGTAGGTCTTCCCCGGTACCCACCCCGTGGGACTGCCAGATGTACTCTTCCCGCCCCTGAGGGCCCATGTGCACCAAGGACACCAAGTCCTTGCGCTCGTTTACAACCGGTACGGTGTCAGGCATGACCGCCTCCTCAGCTAGTTGTCCTTGCGGGTCGCCCCGATACTAGGTGAAGGAGAAGCCGCTGGAAAGGGTAGCCACGCCACCAGGGGTGACGACCTGGACGACGGCAGGACCGGCCGCGCCCACTACCGGGGTGGTGCAGGCAATGGTGGTGGAGTTGGTGACCGATACACCAGTAGCTGCGACCCCGTTGAACAAGACCTGGGTAGCACCCGTGAAGAAGGTACCGGTGAGAGTTACCGCGGTGCCCGTCCCGTGCGGGGCGGTGACCGGGGCTACCCCGGACAATGTCGGGGCCGGGACACCGGGGTTGATCGCACCATTGTCGATCATGAGTGGGGCCCCGAAGCTGTTACCGGTCCCGAACCAGTACGACGGGATACGGGAAAACGAGATATCGTCCAGGACCAGGGTCTGCCCCGGCAGGGCAGGTATGCCAAAACCCTCCACCGAGGGGATAGTCAGGCTGACCACCCCGGTCGGCAGAGGGTTGCGGACTGTGAGTGAATGCGGCACTGAGGCTCCTTTAGACAGACGTTACTGCTTCTTGGTCTGCTCTGAGCCCCTAAGTCAAAGCGTCGAGGACATCCTCCAAGAACTCCACCTTGACTCGCACAAACCCACCGATGGAAGAAGACTCGTTCACCAGCTCAAAAGGAGGCGTCCCGGTATCGAAGCCAACCTCGCCCAGCTCTTTCACCACGAAGCGCGCCCGCTCACTTCGGGTGGGGCCGTTCACGATCTGGTCATACAGGGCTCTGTCCACATTGGACACTGCCGCTTCGTACTCCGACCAGGGCATGACGACTGACCGGAGGACCACCCATTGGATGGTGCCATCATCGAACTTGACCCGGGCGGCGGGGACGGGCTTGCTCTCTTCATCATCTAGGACCCGGTGTCGACCCAGCTCCAGGGCATGGGCGCGCCTATAGGTTGTCCAACGCCCTTTGGTACCGCAAGCATACTCCTGGCCGACTTCGATATCGGACATCTTCATAGTTACTCTCCTTGGTTAGACTTAGGAGACCCAGTATGGCACAAAGAGAGGACAATCTGTCAGCGCCTTGTGACAGACTGTCCAACTTAGACAGTCTGTCACTCAATCTAGGCGGTCGGGACTTCTTGTGCTGCCTGCCAGTCCTGACGATAAGTAGGCCACCACCGCTCGATGGTGGTAAGAGGTTCCGGCATCATGTCATCTGGGCCCCCAGGGTAATACTCCAGATCGTACTCATCCTGAAGCCTCTTCTGAGGAGTGCATAGCCCCCCGCTACCACCCAATGGGTCACGGTCCTCAGTACCGCTGGTGCTCTCAATGTGACCCTGGAGCACGGCAAAGTCCTTGGGGCCATGGAACTCGGTGCCGTACACATCGTCGTTGATGACCTGGCAGAAGTCCCAGGCGTCGGCTTGGGTGTCGAAGGGCCCGGTGATGATCAACGAACCAGCGTACTTGTACGACTTGTCGTTTGCCGCCCCTCCCCACTCGGTCAAATAGTAACTCATTCGGTTCCTTCCATTCGGTGAAACCGTCAGATCCGTCAGTACTGACGGATCTGACATGTACAAGTGGCTTAGGGTCTGATAAGGTCAGGAGAGGTCAGGAAGTAGCACCATTGACGGCAATGTCTTTTTGACGAGCCTTGTCCTGCTCTAAAGCCTCGGCCATAGTGTCAGCTATGAAATCGAGGGTCTTTGCTGCACGGTTGAACAACGTTTTTGTCAGGCGGTCAGGGGCCATCTTGGCCGCCAATGACAAAGCGTGGCTCTCGTTGTAGCACATGGTGGTGGTGTGGCCCATGGTGGCCCAGCACCCCAGGCGGACCAGATTGCGGTCCTCAGGCTCCAAGACCGCCCCATCGAGGCCGACAACCACGAAACGACGGTCGATGTCCTCGCCGGTATTCCAGTCTATGCCGGGACGACCACGCTTGACATGAGGGATGGTAAAGCCGAACTGTAGGGCGTTCTCGGGCTTACGCAGGTACACCAGAGTGTTACTCACGTCGGCCAGGTTCATTTCGGAATGGTCTGCGATATCCTGATAAGTGGCGCAGCGGTTGTTAGCAACAGCATTGAAAACCGCCATTACTTGGTCATCCATTTTGGTACTCACGGTGAGTTATCTGTTTCCTTTCTGTTTTGGGGATGGAACAGTGCCGGGGCCAAACCCCGGCACTAATAAGGTCAGGCTTGTCTGCCACCACGAAGGATCTCCTCCAGGGCTTCATCGGTAGCTCCACCACCGCTGATACCGGTATGGACCATCTGCCAGGCATTGACCGCCAACTGCACTTCCTCCAGGAGGATGTCGCGATCCTCGTCGCTGATCAGCTCCTTGATGCCTTCATAACCTTCTAAGACGGCACGAGCCAATTTGCGGGCCTCGTCAGTGTGAAGGCCCAATTTCTCCAAGATCAGGAGCAGACCCACACCATTACGGGGGCCAACAGGACGGTCAGCGGGGTCAATGTCCCGCTTGGGGGGCAGCTCCGGGTGAACTTGGCGTATGTGCTCGGCATCTTGATGACGCGCATTAGAAATTGCTTCTGCCGCAGCCCGACGAGTCGGCTTATGGCTCATTAGCTCGGTAACCGCATCCGGGTCGGTTATGACTTCGCGGGTTATGGCGATGCGCTCTTGACGGGTTTGGGGGGGTGCCTCCCGACCAGGGACATTTGGCAAGTGGCCCATAGCCAGGCGCAAGTCGTTGGCTGCTACCAAGTAGCGGCGAGACAAGCCACGTTTCCTCATTACTTGCTCGACTGCCTTTTCCCACGCCGCTACATCAACCCCAGCCGGGCGATGGACCTTCAGCCCTCGGGCTATATGGCACAAGGCCCGCAGGACTTTACCACCCTCAGACTTAGCTGATCCCGCCTCCTGATGGGTACGGTAGGCTGCTTCGGATAAACGCTGCTCGGGCGACCAATTGATAGCTGTGTCACGGGCATGGTCTAATGTCGAAGCTGAATACGGGTCCCCGTCCAACTTGGTGACACCACGCTCCGTTAGGTCGGTGGCGATCTCTTCTAAGCGCTCCCCGACCCAAAGGCCACGCGCGGGGCCTTTGCTCCGATCACCTCCCCGCCCTTCCGCGGGTACGTCGGCAAGGACTGCGTCGGCAAGCGTCCACAAGTCCTTCGTATTGGATTGCAACAGCATTTCAGCTGCCGCAATAGTCTTGTAGGCCAATCTCGTCCTCCTTATGGAACGATTTCTCTTCCACCAGCCGTTTTGCGGGTGGACTTCCGATGATAGCCGCTTTTAGTCCAGGTCGGCAAAGTTTGTCCACAACCTATTCCACAACCCCGCCACTCAGGGTGACCTACAATTACCCCCGCGTGATAAAAGGGGCCTTCTGGGTTTTCTCAAATCAGGGTTTTCTAATTTGTCATCCAAATTTGACAAATTCGTGGACCAGCTCATTTGACAAGAGGTTATACGAATTGGTTTGTCAAGTCACCTGAGCAGAAAAAATTCCCGGAGACAAAAAAGGAGGGAGATGGGCTGAGCACACCCCATCTCCCTCCAAGCACCGTCCCACCGTCATAGGTCGGCTAATTCTTAGGCGGTCGCCGCCTCATGTACTCAGGGCTATGGTCCCAGTTCCACTGTTCCTCTTCGTCGGGTGTCACTTCCCACCACTCGTACCGCCGGTTGATAGCAGGCCAACTTGGGTCTATGGGCCGAGGTTTGTGGGGTAGGGGCCGGGGCGGCATGTACGTCCGGGTGAACCGGATGGGCTGGTGTGATGGCCGTAAGAGGCTGAGCACATAGGGCTCGTCCTCGTCTACACTGGGCGGCTCCCTCAGCATATGGACGGGGCGGTAGGGCTTGGGCAGCTTGGCGATGACCAAGGCCCCGGTGGTGCGCCCGGTGCGATAGACCATGATGCTTATGCCCAGCACCGGCAGGCACAGGAACAGCATCATGAGCCCGGCCAAAGCAGTGGCACTCCACTGCTCGTGGACCGCACTGGTATAGCCCGTGTGGTAGTAACTCAAGAAACTGGTGTAGTTGTGCTCCATAAAGCTGGGCATCCGCTTGATGGTCAAGACCATCCCGCCCAGCAATAAGGGCACGATGATGACCACCCAGGTGGTCACGATGATGGTGGCCTTCCAGGTCAGGTCGGATGGGCGCTTCAGGTGCCGGATGGACCGAAAAGCTGGTTTGATGCGGGCGAATAGGTCCGGTACTCCTACTAAATCAGACAACACCCAGTAGCCGTCGAAACGGACCACCGGTAATAACTGTTGGATAATGACCAGGTTGGACATGGCCAGGATGACCAAGAGCGGCGGGTAGGGGCTGAAATGGTAAGCAATGGCTGCGCCAACGATCCAGATGGTGTTGAAGTACACCCCACCCAGGTCGACGCGCAGCCGGGCTCTTCGTTTTAGCCGGTAACTATCGGTGACATCGGTGTAAAAGGCCGGGAAAAACATGTACACCCCGGCCCCGATAGCCCCCGGTCGCCCACCCGCATAACGACAAGCGGTGGCGTGGCCCAGCTCATGGAACAGGGTGGCCAGGAACAACAGGCCAAAGGCTCCCAGCAAATAGGCAGGATGTAAGAGCATGACCCCCAAAGAACCGAGCACGGGCTGGGAAGTAAAGGCCCACACATTGGCCAGGACGGCCATAACCAGGACCACGATGACCACCGGCCACCAGAACAGCGGGCGTAAAGCCCAGGCGAAAACCCGGACCACTTTGCCGGGCAGGAAGGCCCTCCCGGCCATGCCCAGGATGGGGGCAGCCTTAGGGGCCTCTACAAGGGCACTGGAGGGCAGCGCCACCAGGCCCATAGGGATGAGCTTGGTTTCGGCCAGATAGGCCACCTCGATGGACGTGAGGGGCCTCTCCTGGGCTTCGCTGACATGGGTGGCAACGAGGTCTAGGGGGCTCCCGTCCAGAAAGGTCGCCGTAATGTACAGCAGCGCCGACAACAAGACGACTTGGCCATCGGGCCGTTGGGCGATAAACTTGGGCTTGGTAAGACCCTGCGAATCGTAGGCCCCGAGGAGCCGCACACCTTCAGCCAACCGAGGTACCAGTTCTTCGGACTGGGGCATGCGGCTCCCCCGGTGGTTACAAACTGGCAGTAAGTGTCTGCGTTGCCGTTGCCGTTGCCATAGCAGCAATTGTCCCGGCATTGATAGCAATGGCGAAATTTGCCCCTATGACATTAGCGACTTCAATCGTCGGCAGCACTATTGTCAGCATGGTTTGGCGAGCAGGCAGGAGGCTAGCCTCCTCCTGATCGAGTAAGGCGAGATTATCCACGGTTCACCTCCTTCAAGGTGCTAGAAGGGCCCTAGTGGACCGAGAGCACCTCAGTGCTGGACGACAACGATGGTCTGACCGGCGTTGGAGATGGCTGCGGAAAGCAGCGTAACGCTGTTCAGGGCTACCGACGTGTTCGACGCGCTGATGAGGGCGAAATCGAACAGACCGAGGGTCTGACGGGCGGGGAGAAGAGTAGCCTCTTCCTCATCGAGTAGAGCGAGTTCCTTGGTAATCATTTATGTTTCACCTCCTTTCCCGTGAGTGCATGCTCACGCTTATGAAGCAAAGACTATGGGCGGGCCACAGAAATTACACCCACCCCGAATGGGGTAAATAGGTGGGGCATAGGTAGCGCTGACCTCCGGGCAAAACCGGGCCTGGGGGCACAGTACAAAGGCCGAGGCCGGGGTCGCGGGCGCCACCAGGCAGACCATGGCCACGGTAGTAGCAACAGTCGAAGCGAACAGGGACATGGCATACTTCTTCATCAAAGTCCCTTTCTTATTTTGGGTTACCCGCCAGCTAGCATTCTTACCCCTCAAATAGGTCGTCCGCCATAGTCCAAATGGACCATTGACCATAGCCAATTCTGTAATGACTACAAGGGTTTCTTGCCTAAGAGCACCAGCCTGGAACTAGAGCAGGATGAGAAGTTGAACAAAAAAAGGAGGCTCCCGAAGGAGCCTCCTTTTCCGCTAACTTATGCCCGAGGTTAGCTCTTGGTGACCGAGGAGATACCGCGTGGGTTGCCGATGAAGTAACTTATCATCTCATCGAAAACCCATCCTTTCCAGAAGCTTTCGATCTGGTGGTTCTCTTCCACATCCAGCGAATACAACACCGGGAAAGCACCCAGGAAGTCGGGGTTCGGGAGCACCCACATTTTTCCTTGAGGTACCATGATGGACCTTTGGAATTGAAATTCTCCGAAGGAGTCCACCTGTTCACCGCTGACAACTCGATCTTTGAAGGCCCAGCCAGTGGTGTTGATGTCCCACCGGAAAAAGTCCCGGTAGTCCATGGGATTTACCAGCACCCGGCCACTGGGTAGCATATGCATGTCGGTCTGCGCCACTGCGGTGTAGAGCGACTGTGGGGTGAAATAGCCACTAGCCTCGATCACGTTGTGGTTAGGAGTCACCGTGTGGTCGGGGCGGGTGGCGTAGTCCACCTGAGCGGCCTGGATGACGACCAGGAGGTGGGAGTCCTCCTGCATCATGATGGCCTGCTTGGTCTGGTCCTGGGCCTGCTCTACCGCATTGATCCTCAGGTAGTACAAGTCCTCCTTACGGATGGCCGGGCGGGAGGCGATCCTGAAGAACTGGATCTGCACGCGCTTGCCCTCAAAGGGCTGGACCCTGACTTCACCTTCCACCCCGGACATGATGTAGGCCTGCCCCAGGTCATCCCACACGTCGTACATCACCGGGGTACCCGGCGTCACCGGGTCTTCGATCAGCACGTTGCGGGTAATGCCCTGATAGCGCAGCATCAACTGGATGGGGCCGATCATGCCCACGCCCAGGCGCTGGATGCCGTTGACCTGGTCACGCAAGACCAAGGCCAAATGGCGCATCTTGGCCTCATGGGTCATGGTGGTCTTCTTGGCCGCTTCGGCCATCCCGGCCAGGCCCGGCGTCGACACCCCCCGGCGGCGCATGATCTCGTTCACGTAGTCATCGGACTTACGCGCCACCCTCGGTGCTAACCACGATGACCCGGTGGCTACAAGTTGGTTCATTTGATGAATACCTTTCTCTTGGTTTGGGTCTTGTAGCCCAGAGGACTTAGGCGGAACCTGGGTTGCTGTTGGCCACGCCACCGGTCCAGGCACCCGCCGCCGCGAAGCGAGGCGTCAGGCCACCGATGGTTATGGATTGAGGGCTGTTCACCGAAATGAGCCGGGCTATGGGCTGGACCGAGATGGTGGCGGTGGCGTAGTTGGGGGTGGTCATATTGGGGGCCGTGTCGATGGCGTTGCCGGGGGCAAAGATCAACTGGCCCTGGAGCCCGTAGACCTGGAGCGGGTTACCGCCATTACCGGCTATCGAATAGTTAGCCCCCACCAAGGATTTTGTCCGGGCGTAGATAAGGACGTCTTGGCCGTTGCCGGGGTCTACCGTGGCCCACGCCAGCTGGGGGTCGAACACCGGGGCCAAGACTTCAAACTCGGCGTCGGAGTCCATGACCCACACGGCGATGGCGTTCAGGTTTACCTGGACCAGTTCATCGATACCGTCGCCGCCGATGTACTGGCCCACCAGGCCCGCCGGGATACCCCACGAAGAGGCCCCGTTGGCGATCAGGGTATAATTCGATTCCGCCCCGGTGGCCACGTACTGCTGGCCCATGAGGGGGTTGTTGGTGTAGGGGATGACATTGATGTCCAGAGGTTGGTTCTGGGCATAACCCACACCTGAGGTCCGCATAAAAGCCATACCGGGCCAAACAGGCGTTGTCCGGGCAAAGTTGGGGTCAAGGTACCCAGCCTTCGGGGTCGCCTGGGTAAAGGCGTACTTGGGGCGAAGGGGGCGGTGTATCCATGGGATATTCACCGGTACTTGCAGCACGATGGCTCCTCGTTTCCTTTCAGTGAGCCCCCGTTAGCTGGGTTGCTCTGACACTTGTGCGGCCCTCGGGCACCTATGGCAGTAAAGCCTTTGCCGTACTTAGAGGAAATATGAGCCCGGACGCGACTACAGCCCCACCGAAGTAGTGCTCCTTCGATAAGGGCTGTAGTCCAGGGAGGCTTTAGGATCTAGAGAGGTGAGTCCCAGCCAAACTCGTCTTCTCTAGGGGCGAACATGGTGGTGGCCTGGATGGCAGACCCGGGGCCAGGGCCGTACTTACCAGCCTGGAAGCTGGGGTCGGCGGGCAGGATGCTACCGTTGCCATTGGCACTGGCCATATGGGGCACCATGGGCCGGGCATCGGGGATGGAGGTGACCGGTTCAAAGGCCAGGCCAGGGGCGAACACCGGGGCCTGAGGCTGGTTAGCCTGGCGGCTAGCTACCGCCTGGAGCCCCTGAGCCTCGGCGTTGATCTGGGCGTCGGTCATAGAACCGGCGATCTTGGTCCCCAGCTGGAAAGGCTCCTCGTTGGTGATCCCCACCTGGGCGCGCAGGCGAGCCAGGTTGACCGAAGCGATGTAATGAGCCTGGGCCTGGGGGTGGACGGCCACTCCCGGCTCACCGGGCCGCTGGGCGGCGGTAGTGGGCGGGTTGCCCACCGAAGGGCCCTGATAGGGCCGGGACGGCGCCCCTACCGGGCCCACCGTAAAGGGGAAAGCCACCGTGGGGTCATCAGGGTTGCCGATACGGGTGTCCACCGGTATGACCGTCATCTCTGGCGGGGTAGCCGTTTCGGTCCCCTGCACCGGGGCAGTGACATCGGTGCGGTTCATCCCCACCGGCTCATTGGCCAGTTCTCCATAGGGAGTGGAGAGGTCGGTAGTGGCGTCGGCGGCTACATCGGATACCGGCGTGGCCCCTAGCTGGGTGACATCGTCACGCCCCGCCGCTTGTACCGCTTCGGGAGAAGTGAACAGGGGAGGCTCCGAAGCAGGCTCAGGCACGGGCTGGGCCGGGTTGGCCGGGTTGGCCCGCTTACCGTACAGGGTGGCCACCCGGGCCTGACCGGCAGCCCCAATGGTAGCCAAGGGCTCCATCAGGCCAGACGCATTGGCCACCAGGGCCATCTGGCGCTCCAGGGTCTCGTTGCGCACGCTCAGCTCGGAGATCTTGGTATGGGCCTGACGCACAAAATGGCCTACCTGAGCCAGCAGCCGGTCCTGGGCCTCTAGCCGGTCGGCCTGGCGGTTGATAGCCGCCGCGGTCGCCTCCAGGGCCTGGAACAAGCGCCTGCGCTCAACCGCGGCCGGGTTGGGGTTAGCCGCTGTCGCCTGGCGCGTAGGCGAGGGAGGGCGGCGGGCCGGGGGGACCTGACCTTGGCGCCGGGGGGTTTGGGTGGCCATCGTACTTGACTCCTTCCGTTGGCGACGGCGGAATGGGGGGCCGTCTCCTTCTTCTTCGTCCTCGTGGTCTTCTTCCCCTTCGTCAGGTGCTTGCGCTTGGGGCGGTGCTTCTTCGCCTTCTGGGCCTTCTTCTCCGGGCTCTTCTTCCTGGGGCTCACCCTCGACCTCTTCTCCGGGCTCCTCTTCCCCCGGCGGGCCTTGTTCGTCTACCATCTCGCCCTCTTCCCCGGGCAGGCCCTCTTCTTCACCCTCGGGCTCCTCGTTGGGGACCAGAGTGCCCTCCCCGCACACCGGGCATTCGTCACCCTCCTGGTAGGCCACATCCTCATTGGTACCGGCCTGGTTCTCCTCCTGGGCCACGTCCCGGGCCACCTCCAGGTCGTCCTGGACGCCCAGGGCGGAGACATCGGGCTCAATCCGGGCGGAGGGCGACAGGTAGGGCTCGGACAGGTCTTCTTCTTCCTCCTGGGAGTCGAAGGTGGCCCCACAGTTGTCACAGATCAGGTCTCCGCCCCCCTCAAGGCCCTCCTCGCCCTCCAGGCCCTCGGGCCCCTCTCCCATACCCTCCAGCTCGTCTTCGGCCCCTGGAGGGCCTTCTAGGCCCGAATCCGGGGCTCCTACGGTATCGTCCCCCATGGGGTTGCCGATCCCCAGCTCCTCGCGCACCTTGGGGGCCAAGGAGGTGTCCGGGCTCTGGAACGCCTGGGGGGTGGCCATATAGCCGCACACGGTGCAACGGTCCCCGTTCATGGTGCCTTCCGACCCGCACACGGCACAAGTGGAATCGCGCAGAGTGTCGATGTTGCGGGGGACCACGATCTCGTCACTAGCCAGGTGGAGCTTCATTGACCCTTCCTTGGGGCTGGGCTCGGTCCCCCGTAGCCATTCGGCGTCACGGCCACCCTTGGTATGTTGCTTGGCCTCGACCGGTGGCCCCGAATAACCCCACTCGTACATGGGCTCCATGCCTCCATTGAGGACATGCTTGGCCGGGACCTGAGCTTTGTAGATGGGCCAGTCCTGAGTACTCTTGGACTTCCTGCCATGGAGACGGGCATAGCTGGCTACCGGAGTAACCCAATCCCCCGGGTTGATGTGGGTCAGGCCCTTGGGAGCGGCACGGTAAATGGTGGCCATGGCTTCGGGCTTGCCCCGGTACCGATGGATGGCCCGCACACCTTCTTGGAAATGCTCACTACTGGATGAGTTGTACCACTCAGGATGATCATAAACATCGTCAGGCCACATCTGACCATCTTCACCCTCAGCCGTCAGATCGTGCAGAGGAGGGCCTTCCATAGGCCGGTGGTGACCACCGTACTCGGGGTCTTCCATAGCTATATGACCATAGGCTGATACGATCCTGGCCTCAAACAATCGGCCCTGTTCTTCCCGGGGTTGGTTGGCCCACCGCCGCTGGACATTGTGGTGCTGGCCTTCATCAAAAGTAATGGCCGAGGGGTGCAGGTGCGGGCCTTCGACGGCATTACCATAAACTACCCCATCATGGCCCTGAGACTGGAGATGGCGCTTGAAACTTGAAGCTATGTCATCGACCTCAGGATGAGAACTGAGCCAGTGTGCCGCGTCGTGCTCATATTTATCCCGGACACCATCAGGATAATCCTCAGTATGACCGGGGTCATGGGGGTAATCGCGGTCCTCACCCTCCCAGGCATGGTCGTAAGCCTCCTTGTCCATGTGGTGCTCGGAGCGGTACACCTTGGGGTTTTTGATACCTAGATTGGCGGTGTACACCTGGCCCGGGTCGGCCTTGACCTCATGAGTCGTACGCGTCTTGTCGTATTTCCCCTTGGCAAACTGTTCGGCTACTTCAGGGACCGAGGTCCAATGAGTACCGAGATGGGTGTTCCAGTGCTGCGAGGGAGGTTCACGATCGTAGTCGTCAAATTCTTCCTCTTCGGGCTCTTGGCCCCACTTAGCCGGGGAGCCATGATGCCAACTGAGGCTCCCGTCCCGGGGGTTCTCCAAATGACCGGCACGTACCCGGACATGGTCGGCCCAATCAGTGGCATTCTTGTTGTACTCATCTCGGATAGCCAGAGCGTTGGCTATGGCAGCTTCATCTGAGGTAGCCGCCGTCTTTTTCCGAGCCTTGGTGAACACCGACCAGTCGGTACCGTTCTTGACCTCTTTGCGAGTGGCGGGGTGGTCCTTTAGGTCTTTGGGGTGCATCCACAGCGCCACCTCAGGACAATCACCGTCAGGGTCATCAGGGTTGAGCACCTGACGGTCATCGGGAGAACCGTTGATCTCCAAGGCTTTTTCCTCGGGGACCACGTACACGAAACCCCGGTACATCCCGTTGGAAAGCCAATCATGGGTAATCTGGCCAGGAGGTAGTTGGCAGCCCGTCTCTTCCTTCCACTCCCGGATAGCCCCCTCGATCGGGCTCTCGCCTTCCTCCAGGCCCCCGCCCGGGAACTCAAACTTGCCACCTGCCGGGTCCTTGTCGTCTAGAGCCCGCTGGAGGGTAAGGACGCGACCGGTGTCGCCCGCCATGAGGGCCAGCCCGGCATGGGTGACCTCTTTGACCGCTGGCCTCTGCATAGGAGGGAAGCTCTTTTCCCGGCTCTGCATAGGGGCAAACTCCCTCGGGTAGATCAGCTCCCCTTCGGGCTCCTTGGGTTGTTCCATCCGGTAGTTCACTACCCCCGGCTCCAGGATGT